CAGCATCTGTGCCAGAGTATGGAAGATCCGTTTTTCACCACGATCGTTGAACAGATGCTTCTTGCTGGTGTGGTATTCAGTGGTGCGCTTAAAATCAAAAGTGGGATGCCCACTGGCAAACACTTTCCTATTGATCTCAAGGCTTTCTGGAGATATTTCGCGAGGTAGCCAACCTGTGTTTCTGGCTATGTCAGTGTGACCGCGCCTGTGCACGATGCGAAAATCCTGCTGAGGTTTGGCTTTGGTCATCACCCAAAAGCTGAATGTGCTGCCAACGTTGAAATGCCTGTTGACATTGAGGTTAGCCATCACTGCATGATCAGTGAACCGCTTGTATAGATCACCACCGCTTTGCCAGCTTATTGGAGTCACCATGGCCAAGATGCCATTTGCTGAACACAGCACATTCCAGTTATGATCAGCATATTCCTTCCATTTGGTCCAACGCTTGCTGTCGTGGTTATTATCAAATGGAGGCGCGCTAATCACCACGTCAAACTGTCGATCCACGCTTTCGCTTAGCACATCGCAGGTTTGGTATGTACCTATCAGGGAATGCTTGATAATGGCAAACGTAACTGTCATGGGATTGGTTTCAAAACCAAACACTCTGGCATTGACGCTGTCTGGGCTATGGCCGTTGGCCAACAGTCGTTTTTCTATGTTCTTTACCATCTGTCCACCAGCCATGGCAGGATCGCAGAACGTCACAGCTGGGTCCGTCCACACCTGTGCTGGCAGCTGGTCCAACATTTCATCAACCAGCTTATCAATATTGAATTTCAGCCTACCTATCATCGGATGATTCCAGCATGGTACAGTAAACAACATAGCATATTGCTGCTGTTTGTCAACCATGTAACCACGCTGCAACCAGCAGGTCAGCTATTGTGTGAGGCAGATTGCAGTGTCATTGCTGAAAACATAACGCACCTTGCTGACGCCGCCAAATCTGCAGGCCAATTGATCAGTCTTGGCAGTGCCTGACCATAATATTCGGTCATCCCAGTAGGCCCTATGCCAGATACCACCCCACCAGCTCCAGGCAATGGTGCGCTTGTCTGCCTGAGGCAGATCCAAGACCCAGCGTTCCTGCTTGCCAATTATGGTTATCTCAATGTGTGTCCCAGCTGTGTCCACCAAACATTGCTGTGATCGCACATGCATCCCTAGCTGCCAATCTGGCTCATCTAGGTCACAGTTCACACTACGTACCGCAGTAGCTACCGGTGTTGCTGATGACAACAACACCAAGACAACAGCTGCATGTTTCCATGACAGCACGTTATTTCCCCGAGAACTGTTTGATAAATCCACTGATTTGATTGACTTGGCTGGCGCTGATCGAACCCTGTGTGAACGCTGTGACCAACAGGGCTAAAGCTACTATTGCCAATATTGTCAGCAATGTGATCATGATAACCGACAGCGTGCCCAGGAGATCTTCTAGTTCTGATACCTTGGCCCTCAATATGTCTATCTTGCCACCTTGATCTATGGTGTTCCATGCAGACAACCATGGATGGTCTTGGATGTCTTGGCTGGTGACTGGTTCTGCCATCAGTGTCCGCACACCGCTCGCATCAGCGGGATGATGGATTTCATGTTATAGCAGGCCATCACATCAGCCATGCCCCAGATCAGCAGGCCCATCCAAATCAGGAACGGCAACACCACGAAGATCGAGAACAGTGCCCAGAATATCTCCCAGAACTCTTCTCGCTTGCGCTCTGCTTCTACCTTGGCGCGATGTGCTGCATGTGCTGCATCTGCCTTGGCTTGATAATAGGCCTGCCGCTGTGTGGGTGTCATGCGCAGCAGTGCTGCTTGCTCTTGCTCTGCAGCTAGCTCTTTCATGGCCTGTATGCGCAGCTGATTGTTCATGCGAGTTACCGCATTGTTAGCTTCTATGGCTGCGTTCTTGTTCCTGGCAGCAGTGTTGTTCGCTGCTTTCTGTGCCTTGGCATTGCGCACTGTGTCAACTATGCCAAACACGCTGTCGGTGATGGCGCCGCCCCATGATTCGCCCAGCTTCTGGGCCTTGCGGGGGTCCATAGGAATCATGGAAAACCTCCTAAAAAATTAATAAAAAATAACTATAGGTACTTAAATCACAGCTATTTAGCTAATCAGAGTGTTTGCCATAGCTGTAGCCCGGTATGCCGTAGCCGGCAGCGGGGTTATGTGATTTAATTGACTGATAACGTAACGAGAGTCTCGGACAGTGCTGCGGCTGTGTGTTCGTGCAGCATGATCTCATAGTGGTTTGTGGCTATGTCCACGGTTGGTCCGCAGGTCCACCCAGTCTGTGATTTCAAGGGCAGCACTCCGTCGTTGGGCTCATAGATGAAGGGATTGAATCCCACGGTGGCTATGAGATGCTGAACAGGTTTGGTATAGGTAGCCGCATGCATGGTCCGTATGCAGCGGCTGTCCGTGGCAATCTCAGCTAATATCCCACTGAGGCTCATGACTTTTTGTATGAGATTCAGGCGTAATCCTGCAAGCGGGCTTGCTATCGTTATCACGCCCTGCACCATTGGATGGTCATGCATTCGCAGAGCTATTATGCCACCCAGGCTGTGACCAACTAGCAGGCAAGGTTCTCGGATATCACCAGCTACTCTATCAATTATGGTATCAAGATTTGACAGCGTGGGATCGTACTGCAGTGCTGTCCATCTTGCAGCAACAGCAGAACGCAGATAATTGAAACTTATAGGCCCGCTCCATGCCCCGTGTATGGCAATTACTGATGTCATGTCTACTCTATCCAATCACTGCAGTATAATATCTATTATTAGATCATAAACCAATTCTTTGCTTGTTGGTGGCATACAATCCGATGCAGCCGCATCTGTCCGTGGCACAGATCAGCTTATCGTCCGTGAGACTGAACTGATCCACGAAATGGTCAGAATATAAGCTGATGATAGGTGCGTAGGCCTGCCTGCAATTCAGCTGACCCAGATTACCAAAGTTATCTATGGAAAGGAACTCATGGTGTGCACTGCAGTGATATCCCCGGAATTCTCCACGCAGATGCTGCACGGTCTTGGGTTTGAATTCTACGCTGCTGCCATCTCGCAGATTCAGCATGGATTGCTTGCGGTGCCCACCAAGCAGCGCATGCAGGCCCTGCGATCGGTGTTCAGGTAACTGATCTATCAGGGTCAACTGATCAGGAGCGTAACCTATCACATGTCTCTTGCTGTCTATCAGCTTGACCTTGATTCCAACTGGCTTCTGATCAAAGCTCGTGGTAAAGCGGTGATATGCGCTGATGCTCGCTGAAAACAGTGTGGGATCCAGCATGACATGCAGGAAAGCAGCGGTCTTGCCCAGCAGCAGGTCCAGCACTGCTGTGATGTGATCTGGATCAGCTCTGCCGGCGTGATAGCTGATCATTACCTCATCGAACAGCTGATAATGCCTCTCCCACCAAGCCAGCGTTCGGCTGCCATTGGTCAGCAGTGATATCCTTCCTAGGCTGTGCAACAGCTCACACAGTTGAGTGATATCTGGATACAGCGTGGGCTCACCGCCCGTGAGCACGAATTCCAGCTGCTTGCCTGCATTATTGGGTTTTGACAGCAGTTGTTGGCCCAGATGCTGTATGTTTTTCACTATGGTTGGTGTCAGCCTGGGCATGGGTTGATCGCCTGAATAGGCTTCTGGCCAGCAGTAGCTGCAGCTGTAATTGCAGGTATTGCCCAGGGCCCAGTCTATCACGACCGTGCCGGTATCCATGACCACTGCATCGATGATTTGATCTTTGTACAGCATGAGCTGATATTTAATGCGGTATCTGCCAGTGATCACTTTTGATTGCGCCAGAGCCGCACCGATGCGCTCTGAAAAATCTCCATAAATACAGCTCATAGCGCGAGGTCATCTTGGATACCACTAGGATAATTGGTAATAAGAACTACGGAGTAGACGGTAACGTCTATGTGGGATACCAGGGTGAACTAACTGTAGATCCCAACAGCCTCGCAGTCAGAGTACACAACGGCATCACACCGGGTGGTTTACCGGTAGTGGGTGTCACTGGTCCTACTGGACCCGCCAGCGGACCAACTGGTCCAACTGGTTACACAGGATCAACTGGTCCCAGCGGGGCAGACAGCACAGTAACTGGGCCAACTGGTAACGTAGGGGCAACTGGCGCCAGCACAACAGGCGCTACAGGACCAACTGGTGCACAGGGTACACCAGGCTCTGCTGTACACACTGGTGCCACAGGTCCCACTGGACCACTGGGTGGACCTACTGGTCCAACTGGAGAGATGGGACCTCAGGGTCCCTATGGAGGGCCAACAGGCCCAACTGGCCTACGCGGCACCACGGGACCAGCGGGAAACCAAGGACAGATTGGCGTAACGGGTAATACTGGACCTACTGGCGTGGCCGGCGTTACTGGACCATTTGGTCTGACTGGGCCCACGGGACTGCAAGGAGTGGCCAGCATGGTCACAGGTCCAACTGGACCGCTGGGCGGACCTACTGGTTCAGCAGGTGCTACGGGGGTAACCGGTCCAACTGGCCAGCAGGGAAATCAGGGTCCTACGGGGTACACTGGTGCGGCTGGCACAGCAGCTAACACAGGCGCCACAGGCCCTACTGGACCCAATGGCGGACCTACAGGAGCTGCGGGCCCAACTGGCACCCGAGGACTGGCTGGCCCAACCGGACCTAGTGGCATTGGCGCAACTGGAACAATAGGTCCAACTGGCGTGCAGGGTGCCACTGGACCATCTGGCGCTACTGGGCCAACAGGCGTAGCCAGCAGGACCACAGGACCCACTGGTTCAACCGGAGCTACCGGGCCTGTGTCACTGCCAACACCTCGAACCACTGCACGCTACAACAGTGCTGCCCAGACCATACCAGGTAGCACAGACACTGTGCTGCTGTTTGATACGGCTGATACCAGTGCGGGCCAGCCCAGCATCTACATAGATGGCATCAGCTATCTGGCTGGCACGTTCACCTACAGCGGTGGACAGGCTGTGACCATGCTGGTCTCTTGGCAGATAGGTTGGCAGTATTTCAACGTTGGCCAGCGTGCCACGTGGCTGAAATACGGGGCTGATTCTGGCAATCGCTACGGTTATGTGAGCCAATTAAGCACCAACACCACGCCTTTCCAGGCTGTGGCCACGGTGGTTACCATGCAGCCGGGTGACAGTTTCACCATAATGTGCTACCAAGATGCACCCAGTGCCAGCATAACCACTGGTGGCAACCTAGGTGGTGTGACCGGCAATCGCGCCAATCGCATACAGATCACACAGATCTGATCACAGGGCCACTGGCTAAATATTGGCGCAGTATCAGATCAAAGGGCCCGATTAAATGTCAATGCGACTCTTCCGCAGCACCACGCTTGATAGCAATGCCAATACCTATGTGGGAGACTCGCTGAGCCTGTTCGTGGGCAATGACTATGTGCTGCGCATCAGCGACAACACCAAACCAGGCGGCGTCACTATACAGGGTGGCTCAGGCGCCATAATACAGAGCCCAACTCCGCCTACCGATGCCAACGACAGCACGCTGTGGTATGACGAAGTTTCTGGCAGGCTCTATGTCTATTACGAGAACGTGTGGGTAGATGCTGCTCCAGCTGCAGGCATCACCGGACCTACCGGAGCACCAAGCACGGTCACTGGTCCCACTGGCAGCATTGGTCTCACGGGTCCAACTGGACCTGATGTCACTGGACCCACTGGTCCTGGCGGCACTGGCAGCTTCGTGCGCAGCGACACTACAGCCAGCAGCGGTCAGACCGTGTTCACAGCTACCTACACACCAGGTTACCTCGATGTGTACTATGCTGGTGTGCTGCTGCCTGTGAGCAGCTACACAGCTACCAATGGCAGCACGGTGGTGCTCAACAATCCGGCAATAGCCGGTGATAGAGTCAGCATCATCGCTTGGAACTTCACCGGGGCTACACCAAATACCGGCGACATAATCTTTGGCGCGAACGCCGATCCCAACAACATCAGCAGCAGTGACAGCAACATAAGCATCAGCATCAACTCGCCTGGCGAGTTTGGGGCGGTGGACATCTGGAGCGGGGATTACAATGGCCCAATAGGCGGCGAAGTATATCTTGAACAGACTGGTGTTTACGTTACTACCAACAACGAATCCAAACAATGGCAGTTTGACAACTACGGTAACATCAATCTAGCCTACAATGGTGGCATACAGTTCACCAATGGTACCATCAACACTGTAGGTGGTGGTATCAACGTGCGAGCCTACAACGGCAGCTTTACCGTGAGCGTGGACGAAAGCTCACCACCAACCACGCCCTACGTGGCGTGGACCTTTGACCGTTACGGTAACCTAACTCTGCCCGAGGGCGGCACCGTCAATTGGTATGACGGCAGCAATGCGCTGGTAGGTGGTGGCTCTGGCGCGATCATACAGTATCCATCTCCGCCAGCTGATCCAACTACCAGCACACTGTGGTATGACGAAGTATCTGGCAGGTTGTATGTGTACTACGAAGGAGTCTGGGTAGACGCTGCTCCCGCTGCTGCGGGTCCAACAGGACCACAGGGTCCAACTGGAGCTGCTAGCACAGTAACGGGACCAATCGGCAGCACTGGTCCAACAGGCACTCAAGGACCAACCGGAGCTGACAGCACAGTAACGGGACCAATCGGCAGCACTGGTCCAACAGGCACTCAAGGACCAACCGGAGCTGACAGCACCGTGACTGGTCCAACTGGTCCAACTGGCAGCAGTGCTAGTCTCGGAAACCTCAGCATCAACGATCAAACCATCAGCGGCATCAACGCCGGTCAAAGCATAGTGTTGTCACCAAATGGCAACGGTTCGATCACCATGATCGGCAACACCAATGTGGTGGCTAACAGCACCCTGACCACATACCCGCTGGACACTCCTAATCTCACTTTCAGGTTACAGGCAGCCGATCAGACCGCAGCAGTGTTGGCCATAGACAGCTTCGGTGACAGCCTGTCAGGTGGCGTGCTGGGTGGTGCAGGCGTGGTCGATCTGCGACGCTTCGGCGGCAATAGTGCAGCCCCTACCGCAGTGCTAAACAATCAATACATGGGTAGCTATGTGGCCAACGGCTACGACGGTGCTGGGTTCATTCCAGAAGCAGCCACTGGCATGCTGATCAAGGCAGGCGAGAACTTCAATCCTGGTGCTCACGGTTCGCGCATAGAACTATGGTCAGTGCCAGACGGCAGCATAACCAGCACTCTCAATGCCACCTTCAGTCAAGGCGGTTCTACCATAGGTAACATCAATCTCACGGGCAACACCATAAGCCTCACCAACAGCGCCGTCAATCTCAATCTGGGTGTGCCTGGACAGGTGGGCAACGTGGTGGTCAACACCACTCTCAAGGTGGTTGACAGCCTGGGCAACGTGGTGCTGACCAACAGCACAGCGGGCCAGATCTACGTGGTAAGCGGTTACCAGAACCCAGACAAGAGCAGCGTGCTCAACGTCATAGGCAACTGGGGCGGTGCATCCAACGTGCCAGCCAATCCGGGTGGCATGCTGCAGATAACTGGGCACGATGGCGTGACCAGCCGAGTGCTCAACGACAGCTACGGCAGCAGCGTGTTCTCAGTGTTCGTGGGACGCAAGGCCAACGGCACCGCAGCAGCACCAACCACGACTACTGCAGGCTCTGTGGCCAGATTCAGCGGCGCAGTGTATACACCAACCCTGGGCTTCAATCCCAGCAGCGTGAGCCCTGGATACATGGACATACAGCTGCTGGCCACTGCCACAGACACCAGCTTACCAACCAGGATAGCGTTCTACACAGCACCAAGCGGCAGCTTGGTGGCACAGAACGTGGCCAACGTGGACACTGGTGGCATAACCCTGCCCTACGCAGGCAGTGGCATAACTTTCCCAGACGGTAGCAAGCAGACCACTGCAGGAGGCATCAGCAACGTGGTTGCTGTGACCAATAGCACCTACAGCATGGGCGTGCTCAACAGGTTCGTGGGCGTTAACTATGCTGGAGGTGCTGTGACAGTCACGCTGGCACAGGGTACGTCACTGATAGTTGGTACCACCGTGACAGTCAAGGACACGGGCGGTAACGCAGCACTGAACCCCATAACTGTGCAGGCCTATGCAGGCGACGCCATAGACGGCGGTACCACAGCAACCATAAACGCAAACTACAACAGCTACACGCTCATACTCAGCGCAGCAAACACTTGGAGCATCGTATAACATGAGCTACATCACCAACCAACTGACAGGCAACGTCGCGGTCTCAGGTGACCTAGTGCCCAGCAGCAACGTTGCTAACCTAGGTAGCCCAACCCATGTGTTTGGCAACCTCTATGTGGGCAGCAACAGCATAGTGATCAGCGATCCCAACACCAGCATTGCTCCCATACACATAACCAACAGCGGTAATGCTATCACGTTTAGCCGCGGCGGTTTCAAGGTACAAAGCGAGAGCCAGCTGTTCAACACGCTGTACGTGGATCCCACGGGCGTGCTGACCGTGCGCAGCAACATCAGCATCAATCCCTTGACCGCAGCTGTGCAGATCATAGGCAACGTCACTGGCAGCCAGAACTACCCACAGAACACGGGCGTGATGCTGCAGCTCACAGGCTTGGATGAGAGCCCGGCACGATTGTACAACGATTCCTACGGCAGCAATGCCTACTCAGCCTTCATAGGACGCAGAGCCAGGGGCACTGCGTCTGTACCTCTCCAGACGCTGAGCGGCGACATCATAGCCAGGCTGGGTGCTAATCCCTTCAGCAGCAACGGATTTGCCAGCATCAGCACTGCTCGCATCGACATGGTAGCAACCGAGAACCAGACAGAATTCAACAAGGGCACCAACGTTCAGGTGTGGACCACGCAGATCGGCGGCAACGTGATCGCCCGCGTGGCCAGCTTTGACACCGCAGGCATAGCACTGGTTGCCAACGTGCTGGTGGGCACGGATCTCACGGTTTGGGGCAACAGCATTGCCTACGGCACCAGCACCACCTATGGCAATGTGGTCACCTACGGCAATCTCGTCAGTTATGGTTCTGTGATCAGCACAGGCATCATAACCAGTGGCGGCAACAGCCAGATCAACGGTGACACGCAGTTTAGTGGCAACGTCACAGCACTCAGAGGCATACGCTTCTCAGACGGCAGCAACATCACCACAGCCGGTGTGAGCTATGTGAACGTGGGCACAGGACTAGCAACTTCACCAGCTGTGAATAACGGCATCAACCTCACCACCAGTGCCATACTCAGCGTCACAGGCACACCTCAGCAGATTGCTGTGAGCCAATCAGGTGGCAACGTCACGCTGAGCCTACCACAGAGCTTGGCCACCAACAGCATCGTGCAGTTTGGCAACCTCACAGTGGGCAACCTGCTGGTCACGGGCAACATCACTGCCACACAATCCACTGACCTCCAGGTCACCAACAGAGTGATCTACGCAGGCAACGGTGCCACATCATATGGCGCCATAGACGGCGGCGGGTTCGTGCTGGGCAACAGCGAAGTTGCGCAGAGCATGCTGTGGTTCCAGAACAGCCCAGGCTGGCGCTTCAACAGCGATCTCTATCCTCTGGGCAACGTGTACATAGGTGGGTTGGACGCTGACGGAGGCGACCTGCATGCAGTCACAGCCTACATAAGCAGTAATGTTCAGATAGGCGTAGAACCACCCGCGCAGTTCGCCAATGCCAATCTACAGGTCACGGGCACAGCACCGTCCACCGTGCAGATCACTGTGCAGAACCTGCTGAGCGATCCCAACGCCAGCAGTGACATAGTTGCCACAACAGACACTGGCAGCGACACGCTAAACTATGTGGATCTGGGCATCAATTCTAGCACCTATAACCAAGTGGCTTACAGTGCACAGCAAGCTCTGGATGCTTACCTCTACAGCAGCGACAGCAACCTGGTCATAAGCACGGCCAACACCACCGTGGGCAAGCAGATAGTGTTCACCACGGGCGGCATACAGATCAATAACGTAGCAGGTTACATCAACGGTCAGCGCTGGATCTTGGCACCTCTGGGTGTTGACGATGGCGTCAGCAAGCTTCAGGTCACTGGACTGAGCACGTTCACGGGCAATGTCACCGCAGGCAACGTGACAGCAATTGGCAGTATTACTGGTGCTACCATAGTTGGCAGCGTGATACAGGCAAACCAGGCTCAGATCACGCAGCTGGGCATACAGAGCAACCTACAGGTCAGTGGCGATGCCAGCCTAGCCAGCAACGTCAGCATAGGCAAGACAGCCTATGCTGACCAAACCGTGGCCAACACTGCAGCTTTTGCACAGACTCTTAACGTGGCAGGTGCTGTCACAGTCAACCAGTTCATCAGCAACCTGTCAGTGACCACTGGTGTCATCACCGGAACAGGCTCTGCACGAGTGGACAGGCTCATAGCCAACACGGCTATACAAAGCATAGGCCAGATAACCAGCGACAGTATCGTCAACAATGTTGGACTGCAGACAAACACGCTGAACGTGGTAGCAGCAGCACAGGTCAACAGCATGACCACAAACCTGCTGACCACTACCAACACGCTTAACGTGGTTGGACAGCTGATAACCAACAGCATGGTCAACAATGTGGGGCTGCAGACCCAGACCATCAACGTGATCGGCGCAGCACAGGTCAACAGCATGACCACTAATTTGCTGACCACTACCAACACACTTAACGTGGTTGGACAGCTGATAACCAACAGCCTGCTCAGCAATGTCAACATCACCACAGCCACTCTGAACAGCACAGGGCTTGCACAGTACCAGAGCACGATCAGCAACACCAACACCTTCAGTGCCACGCTCAACACGTCGGGCCTCGCTCAGCTAGCAGCTGTTTACAGCAACACAAGCGTGACTGCTGCTACCTTGGTTACGGCTCCTGCTATCAACGGCAATACTTCGGTTACAGCCCCTAGCATCAACGCTAGTACCACACTGTGGGGTGCACAGATCTACAGTAACACTGCTATAACTGCTGCTACAGTGATGACGGCACAGAGCGTAGTCAGCAACAGCAGCATCTACGGCCAGAGCATGAACCTAGCTGGCGCACTAGACGCTGGCAGCATTACCAGCAATTCGACCATACAAGGTGCAGGCAATCTGGTAATCAGCAGCGTAAATGCTAATGTCAGCATATATGCGTCTAATTTCTATGGTAACGGTAGTGGATTGACTGGCACACCAACTGGTCCTACTGGTCCTAGCGTTACTGGTCCAACTGGTGCAACTTCAACTGTAACAGGTCCTACTGGTCCCAGTGTCACAGGTCCTACTGGCGCAGCAAGCACAGTCACTGGTCCAACTGGTTATACTGGCGCAGCAAGCACAGTCACTGGTCCAACTGGTCCCAGTGTCACAGGTCCTACTGGCGCAACTTCCACCGTAACGGGTCCAACTGGTTATACTGGCGCAGCAAGCACAGTCACTGGTCCTACTGGTCCCAGTGTCACAGGTCCTACTGGCGCAGCAAGCACAGTCACTGGTCCAACTGGTTATACTGGCGCAGCAAGCACAGTCACTGGTCCTACTGGTCCTACGTCAACTGTGCTTGGGCCAACAGGTCCAACTGGCGGCGTTATTAGCTACGGTAACACCAATGTAGCCAGCTACCTCAGCGGCCCTGTGGTCATAGGCAATCTAACAATCACCAATGCCACTGTGAGCACCTCAACTACTAGTGGTTCTGCGATTAATTTTGGCGGAGCTGGCATAGCAGGCAATCTCAATGTTGGCGGGCAACAGAGCAATTTCACCGGTAACCTACTGATAAACGGAACCAATGCCAGCACCAGCAACAGCACAGGTGCACTGGTCGTCAAGGGTGGTGCAGGTTTCGCAAGCAATGTCTGGGTAGGCAACCTCTTCATTGCAGCTGGTACCACAGCCACTGCCAGCATCAACTTCACCAGTGGCAGCTTGATGACCACGCCAACTGCAGGTGGCATGGAATATGATGGCAAGATCATCTACGCAACACCAAGCGACGCACAGCGCGGCGTCATGCCTGCGGAACAGTGGTATGAGCTGGCACAGCTGCGCACGCTGCCTCTGACCAACCAATCACCTGCAGCTGCTGGTGCTGGTGCCAACGTGTTCACGCTCAGTGCCAACGTGTCGGCCAACACTCGCTATGCTTACGAGATCTGGGCCAGCGTGCTCAGAGCACAGGCTGGAGCTGGCCCAGGCGGCCTTCAATATGCTGTGGCTGGGACTGCCACGCTGACCGAGCACAACTACGTGGCCTACACCAACACATCAGCCAGCAACGTAACCATAGCTGCCACCAACAGCATGTACAGCAACGTCACAGCCGGATTCAACACCTTTGTCAGCATCACGGCAAGTCCCGGTGCAGGATCGTTCAACCATGCGTTCAACATCAAGGGCGTGATCGGCGTGAGCGGCAGCGGTACCGTGACGCCCCAGATCACACTCAGCGGTGGTGCCGATCCCACGGTGTTCCAGGTGGCACCGGGCAGTTGGATGAGGATATATCCCATAGGCAACACCACCAGTGGTAACCTAGCAGTGGGTAACTGGACATAGGCTTGATTAGGTTGCTTTGGCGCAGTGTCTAACTAAAGCCTGCGCAGGTAAATACAATCAGCATATTCCAAGAGGTACATCGCATGTCAGTACTAGATTTTCCACCCCAACCACAGGAGATAGGCAACGTCTATGTGGGCAGCAACGGTGTTTCCTACATCTGGAATGGCACACAATGGGTAGGCCAGAGCAGCAGCGGCAGCAACGTCAGCACGGGTGACATAACCTTCACTGGCAACATCATAGGCAGCACCAACGGCAACATAGTCATAGACACTGCGTTGGTGCCAAACGGTAATGCTACCATTGACCTTGGAACCATAGACAACCAATGGCGCAGCTTGTACGTGAGTGGTCAGACCATCTATCTAGGCGGTGTGCCTCTGAGCGTGTCCGAAGGCAACACACTGAGCTTTGGCAACACCACCATAGCAAACACCAGCAACACCATCACCACAGTCACTGGCAACATCACGTTCTCAGACACAACTTTAGGTACAGTCACGCCTGGCAGCAATGTCAACATCAGCCCTGCATATCAGCAGATCAACACCAATCAAGCTGTATACATGGACTTCAATGGGTTCAGTCCCGGTACTCAATCAGTGAGCATGAGCCCTGGCATCACCATCGGCACAGGTGCGTTCACGCTCAGCTTTTGGATATTCCGCAGAAGCGTGTCACAGTGGACACCAGTGTTTAGCTATCTACAAGGTAACTCGCAAAGCCCGTTCATATACTTCAACGACAGCAACCAGCTGGTAGTTGATCCCTACTACTTTGACCTTCCAGTGACCATGGCACAAAATCAGTGGTACTACGTGGCCATATGTCGAGACGCCGATGGCAACTTAAACATGTGGTTGGACAACCAGCCAGCAGGTCCTGCCATAGCCAATGCCATGCTCTCGCACCAAGAAGAAGGTCCAATAACTGAGCTGGCTTATCTGTGGTATGGTCCATCATACGCACAAGCAGCTTTCAGCAGCGTGCAGGCCGTGATAGGCAGCAACATCTATGCTACCAGCGGCAATATCACGGTTCCCACTAACGTTCCCACCGTGATACCAGGCACTGAACTGCTGTTGAGCACCAGCTACATTGATTACTTGGCATTTGATGACGCTAGCAACACGCAGATCATAACCAACAACAGTAGCACGCCGGCGTTCCAAGGTGGCGTGCCTGTCTACAATGTGGTGGTCACGGAAAATACGCAGTCGTGGCAGTTCACGCCAGGCAGCGAAGGTCAACCCAAGCTGGTCACGCCGCCCAATGGCATCATCGCCAGCCCAACCAATCTCTTTCTGGCAGCAGACGGCGGTGAAGGCTTCCTAGCTGCTGATACCTATCTGTGGCTACAGGCTGGATCAGAAGGTGCCATGTACCTCAGTGTTAACGGCGCCACGGGAAGCGAAGGTTCAGCCTCCGGCGGCAGCATCAACGTCACAGCTGGTTCTGGTGCTGATGGTGGACCAGGCGGTCCCATCTACATACGTGCTGGCTATGGCAGCGGCAACACCATCACGCAGAGTGGCGGCGAAGGTGGAACCATATACATATCAGGCGGCAGAGGTTCATTCTATGCCAGCACTGTGCCCATCACCAACATTGACCTGACCACACCGGTCACGCTGACCGTGCCGGGCAATCAGGTCTACGGTGGCAAGATCTACATACAGTATCTGACCTCTGCCACGGAACTCAACAACCGAGACTACTATGTGTATCCTAGGCCAGGTGATCGGCTGGCACTGTTCCACGACCCCTACCTAGAATACCCAGTGGTTGGCACGGGTATCACACCCTACTTCAAGGGCAATGTGACCACCACCAGCCAGGCCCCCGTCAACACCAACTTCTACAATTACAAGGGCTATCTGGACATCAGCCCCAGCAGCAACGTGCTGATCAGCCACCTAGGCACTGGCAGCGTGATCAACAGCGCCAATCTGGCCGCGTATGGCCTATCTAACCTTGCCGTGAGCGCACCTATACTACCCTCGGGCGATCAGACACAGGATCTCTACTTCAACATATTTGGTTATGTGGGTGGCAGCATAGAACTTACCGGCAACAAGTGGATACAGATGGACCCCGGTGTGACCTTTGGCACCAATGCGTGGACCGTGAGCCTTTGGTTACAGCTCTATGACAACACGCAGGGCACCATAATTGGCAGCCTTGCCAACCAGGGCCTCAGGATCAACATTGTCAGCCCCACTGAGATCACCGTGGGCTATGCCAATGGCGGTGGCAACACCTTTACCGTGCCTACCATGGGCGTTGGCACCTGGATGTGGCTGGCCGTGAACAGCGATGCCAATGGTATAGCCCTGTGGCTCAACGGCGTGGCCAGCGTGAGCTCGCTGGGAGCCAACGGCAACTTCACTGATGCCACGCGCACCATCGGTTATGATGTGGCTAGTGGTCCCGACTACTTTCAGGGCAGGTTCCAAGGGCTGCTGATAAGCAACGGCACAGCACTGTACGACAGCTTGAGCAGCACCATAGACATACCCACAGCGTTCAGCGATCCATCGCAGGCCAGCTTTAGCCTGCTGATGAATGCCTTCTATGGCGCATTCCTAGCTGACAGCTCGGGTACGCAGACCATGACGCCCTACAATAACCCGAGCTGGTATCAGGATGCTCCCATAGCAGCCTGGGGCCCAGGTGGCGAATGGGTGTTCACGGTGCCAGAATCAGGCAACGTGTCAGCCAGCACCGATGGTGGCAGCGTGTATCTCTACGGTGGCAACCCTGACAATACCAGCTATGGCAGCGAAGGCAAGGTCATAGCTGAAAGCAACGTGCTGGTCAACAGCTTGGAACCCGTTGGTATTGATCTGCTGCTCAAGAACAAGAACAGCATCATCGGCTTCAGCAGCACCAGCGTGTTCAACGGCGCACCAAGTACGCAGTACACGCCCTATGACATCACTGCCAGCGGCCCAGACATCAACTGGAACAGCAGCAGCCCGTTCAGCAGCCAGGTGACTGCCAACGGCAGCATCAACATAGTATACAATGAGCATGCCAACATCAATCCGCCGCTGCCACCCATCAGGCAGGGCGCTTACACCATCAGCCTATGGTTCCGCCCTACTGACTCTGCCAACAACAACGTGTTGCTGGGCAGCTACTACGACGGCGCTCTGAACCTGCTGAGCCAGCACCTAGCCGATCTCATCATAACCACTGGCAATCCCCTCACTGCCACTGGATTCAGCTTTGGTCGCACGCTGAGCCTCGGCACTTGGTACTACCTAGTGGTAACCAGGGATGATCAGCATCGCTGCGCAGCTTGGCTGGACGGAGCGTACCTCCAAGGTGGCGTGGGCTACAACAACTTCGTAGACGTCAATGACTACACTGGCTATATCCAATTGGTAGGTGCTGGACAGTACGGCGGCGTGTTTGGCGGCCAGATCACTGACGTCAAGATTGATAACACCAACCTCTATGCCACCTGGGGTCCTGGTGTGACCGGCAACATATCAGTGCCAACCACACCAGCTGTGGCAGGATTCAGCACGCAGGTCCTGCTCAGCGCCACAGACAGCGACAATGTGTTGGTCAACAGTGCCAACACTGTGATATACACGCCGTTTACCATAGCCAGCGCAGGCACAGAGCTCGGCATCAGCACAGATGGCAAGATCAGCTTCCCTGGTACTAGCTTTGGCAACATCAGCATCAGTGGCACGGTTACCACGGTGGGCGGCCTATATCCTGCCTGGGCACTGCCCAGTGAGAACGTCTACATATGGCATGCCAGCAGTGCCGACGTGCGTGGGTTCAAGATGACCGTGCGAGCACAGCACAATGATCCCTGCACCTGCCTCGAGATGGCCGATATCACCTGCGCCTATGACGCAGTGGGCGGCTTGGTATACAGCGTGGGCAACAGGGTCAAGAGCAATCCAGGCGCCACAGACACGGGGTTTGGCGTGCTAATAGACTACGACATCGTGCCTGATGTAAATCTGCTGGTAGTCACGGCCACCGTGGGCAGCACAGACACGGTTTATTTCACATACGAGGTCACGGAGTTCATGACCAGCCATGCCACATAAGGGAACACAGCGATGAGCGTTTTGATACAGGGCACACAGGTACCAGTCACGGTAGACGGGCTGAGCAGCGGCAACGTCAGCAGCACAGCTGGCACTAGCCTAGAGCTACATGCGTTACGTGCTAGGAACTACTGGTGGAACGTGGTCCAGGACACACAGTTTGGCAGCAGTGACACGGGCGTGAGCCTGGTCTATGACAGCGTGGGCAACGTGTATGTGTATGGTTTGGTCAACACTCCCAACGGCAACGGCACGCTGGCGCTGAAGTTCAACTCTGAGGGCTATCTACAGTGGCGCAAGAGCTACACAGATGCCAACGGCTTTGCCTGCGGTGGCAATGACGGCATAGCCATAGATAGCATGGACAATCTCTACTTCATGGCCAACGACAGTGTAACCAACGTGTGGTATGCTGGCACCATGGACGCAGAAGGCAACATCAGCCCAACCTACATCAGCCTCACTGGTGGCAGGGCATTGGACATTGCTGTGGATAACTCAGCCAACATGTACTTTGCTGGCTATGTTAACGAGCAAGGTCTGGTCACCAAGATCAACAGCAGCACCAATGCACTGGTGTGGACTACCACTCTGGCAACCAGCAGCGACAGCTTCTCAGCACAGACTTCGGCATGGGCCGGCAGCAATGTGTTGGTGAGCGGCACCTACAACGGAGTGGGTGCTTATCTGCTACAGCTAGACAGCGGCAGCGGCTCAATAAATTGGCAGCAGCAGATATCAGACTTTGGCAACGCAGAATCCGTGAGCGCGGACAGTACCGGCAATGCCTATGTGCTGGTCGGCGACGCTGGCAGTGGCACAGCAGTGTACAAGGTGGATGTCAATGGCAGCAGCATCTGGCAGACAGTGCTGGATGGCTCCGGCAGCCATCTCACCAGCGGCTACGACGTGGTACCAGACCATGCGGGACATGTGTATGTGCTAGGAACCACCCAGGATGGGTCCACTCAGTACGTGGCGCTGTTCATCAGCAAGCTGTCAGCTGACACTGGTACCATGCTGTGGAGCCATACCATTGGCTACTCATTTGAAGACACAGCTGAGGCATATTACTCAGGGCTCAGAGTGGGCAGCGTCTACGAGGATCGCATAGGCATCACAGGCTTCATCAGCGGACCATTCCCTGCCTTGGCCTTCACGGCGCAGGTGCCCACGGATGGCAGCCTGGTTGGCAGGTGGGATGGACCAATTGGATCAGCTACCTACAGTGACGTCACACCAGCTTGGTCAGCCAACACTTATCCACAGAGCTACACATTTACCACTGGCACGCTGACTCCACACTACAATGAAGGCAACCTCACAGCAGGCACACTTGACCTCACCACGCTGGCCATACCTGCTGCCAACGTGGTCAGCATAACCACCACCATAGGCACAGTTGCTGACTATGAAAGCACCATCACGCTGACCACGGATGGCCAGACCACTGTGCCAGGCGATCTCAACATCGGTGGCACTGCTCCCGCAGGTTGGATCAGCAGCATGAGCAATGTGAGCAACACAGGCTCCAGCCACTACAGCGAGTTCCGCTATGTGATGGGCGATGCCAGCGGCGTGTATGCCATGGGCGACGACTTCTATGACGGTGATATACCCTACATGGTCAAGTACGATCCAAACGGTGCTGTGCTGTGGCAGAAGCAGGCCACCTATGATGGCGCAGAAGGCGTGACTGGTAAGATCATACAGGCACAGCCCTACGGCGCAGACAATCTCATCGTGCTGGGCAGTGGCTATAACTATGGTGATGGCCATGAGGGCGCGATTGTTAGTTTAGTCAGCACAGTTGACGGCAGTGCTGCCTATCCACTGACCATGTTCAGTCCCAGCAACTTTGATCTGGTGTCCAGCAGTATTGCCGTTGGACCTGGAGCACCAGGCACGGGCAACGTTTACATAGCAGGTTATGCCGCAACTGCCAGCTATGACAATGCCTGGCTGGTCAACCTACGGGACCAAAGCAGCGCAGGCTACGGCAGCTTCACAGGCAACGCAGTGTTCAAGTCAGTGACCACAGATGCCACAGGCAACGTCTACGCCGGTGGCCAGTGGTACAATGGCAGCAGCTACGAAGACATAGTGATCAAGACCCCCAGCGATCTTGGCACGCCCATCTGGGGCGTGAGCATACTGCCACTGTACAGTGATGGCAGGAACGGCGCAGTTATGGTAGACGACAGCACCAACAGCCTGTTCGTGACCACATATTACGTAGGACATCCAAGGCTGAGCAAGCTGGACGCAGCCACGGGCGAGGGTATATGGATCACAGAGATAGTCAATGTCACCGGTGGTTCAGAGGGTGGCGTGCTCACTCCAGGCGGTGACGTCATAGTCTCAGGCTGGGCTCAAGGTCCGTGGAACGAGTATGGATCAGAAGGCATGCTGTTCAGCCGCGTGAGCGGCGCTGACGGCAGCGTGATGTGGAGCAACGCTCTGTATACTACCACAACCATGGGCGGTGGCAACTATTTCTGGGACAACAACAGCAGCACCATCGGCCTCATAGGCGATAGTCACTTTGGCGCAGGTGGCTGGCAGACCTTGGACGGCGCAGAAGGTGCCATGGCTGTGAAGCTGCCCCTGGATGGCACAGGTCAGGGCACCTACGGTCCCTACATCTATGCCAGCTATGCTCCAGTAGGTGTGACCACCAGCTTGGCAACAACGCCGCGCACGGTGGGTATCACAACCACACCAGTGACCTTCTATGGTGGGGGTAACCTCATAGCTGCCACGGTGCGCACCAACCAGTTTGAACTGGATCTCATAGGTGGCAGCGGTCAGCAGGGTGTGGGTAGCATCAACAACATACTGGCTCTGAACTTTGAGACAGGTGGTGCCATCAGCGAACAGCGCCACAACAACACCACCATCATGGACATCAACAGCACAGAGCATGGCAGCGTGAGCGTGAACAGCTGGTCAGGCAACGGCAGCCAACAGGCATTCAGCCAGCTGATGTGGGCCAACGCAGAGATCACCACACAGACCTATAGCGGATTCCAAGACCATGCCTACAACTGGGTCTATACAGACAGTGCTGGATTCCACGTAGAGAATCACCCCAACGGCTTTGCTGCTCAGGGTTACACCTGGCGCTTTGACCTCACAGGCAATCTGGTTCTGCCAGCAGGTGGTACTATCGGCGAAGGCAGTGCTGTGATATTTGGAGGCTCACCGGTACATACCATTGAGCTCACACCATATGGCGGCGGAAATCCTGATCAGCGGCTGGTTATCTATCCCACAGCCGGTGACGGCAACCACCTACACCTCACCAGCGGTAACCTACTGGTCACTGACATATTCCTAGGGGATGACACGCAGTTCGTCAAGACCAACGCCGATGGCAGCATGAGCATTGGCACTAACGTTGGGCAGTACGGTATAGGCGGCAACACATGGACCTTTGGCAGCACTGGCAACTTGACCATACCTGGCAGCATCAACAGCGCCAACACCATACAGGTGTCAGTGGGCACTGGACAGTACGTGGGCATCGTGAACACTGTGCCACCTCCTGGCGTTGACCTACACATCCTCAAGGTGGCTGATCCAAACATTGGCTATCAAGTCAAGGTGGGATTCCCAGCGGTAACCACCTGGGGCGGCTATAATACCGTGGTCACCGAAGTCACAGACGGTGGCACAGAGTGGATAATCACCGTGGCACAGAACGTGTCTGCTGGATTCTCTCCTGGGTCGTCAGTGACGTTTGGTACGCCATTGGAAGCTTGGAGCTTTGACAGCACTGGCAATTTCAACCTTCCAGGCAGCGGTAACATAGTCAACAACAGCTATCAGTGGCAGTTTGGCAGCGACGGCAGTCTCACCATACCAGGCGGCGGCGTGATCTACACGGACGATGGCGGCATCAACATAGGCGGTTATCAGAGCAGCTTCACTGACCAAGTGATCAACCTCATCACCAACAGCGGTGTAAACGAATACATCTGGGTTCTAGACAACAGCGGCACTTTCACTGTGCCAGGAAACATGCAGGCAGCTGAAGGCAATGATCTCAACATCAAAGTGTTCAATCCCAACGCAACAGGTGGCGTGACGTTCACCGTACAAAACCGCCAGGTGGATATTGGCAATGACAGGACCACGCAGCTTGAGGTAGCACCGCAGAGCATACAGCTGACCACTGACTTCAGTGGTGCCCAGTACAACTGGACCTTTGGTAACTCAGGTAACCTCACGCTACCAGATGGCGGATATCTGGACAACAATGGTGGTATCACACGCCTGGGTGCAGCAGGGGATGCGGGAGCGCAGATAGGCAGTGCTGACACACAGAACTATGTGACTGCCAGCAACGTGGGTGTTACCATACAGACGCTGGCAGACAGCACCAACAGCAACTGGACATTTGGCACAGATGGTACAACAACATTCCCCACAGGTAATCTAGCTATAATACCAGACGATCCTGCTTTTGGCAATGCTGCTGTGATTTCATCTGCGGATCATAACTTGATCACAGCGTCAATCGGAGTCAACGGCGGAACTACATTAGTCTGGGTGGAAGATTATGCCGGCATTGGCACCAGCAACATTGCCGCAGTGTACAGCAACCCTGTGCCAGGATCAGGCATTGTGCGCATCGCTGTGGGCCAGAATGGCGGTCCCGGTCCTAAATTATGGGACTTTGACCAAACTGGCAACCTCACACTGCCCACAGGTGGTACAATCAACTACAGCGATGGCAGCAATGCCTTGGTAGGTGGCGGTAGCGTGGCTTTCAATCCAACCACGCTGGTACAGAGCGTGAACATCACCGCAGCAGGTAACCCAGGTGGTGGGGGCACGTATAGAGTGACCTATAATGCGGATAGCTACACAGCCAGCGTGCTCAGCACTGGCATAGTGACAGTGTGCCAAGGCACCACACAATACACATCAGGCAGTGCTGCAGTGGGCTCACAGACTGTTGATGGCACCTTTGGTAATCCCCATGCCGACCAACCATACATAGTATACGCTCACATCACCACTGACGCCGGCACCATATGGAGTGCTCAGGCTTCAGGTACCACAGGACTTTGCCTGATCGCAGGCACTGTGATCACCATGGCCAATGGCACGACCAAGCGCATCGAGGACATCAGCTATGACGACCACATCAGGGTCTGGGACTTTGACACAGCTGGCTTTGCCACAGCTAGAGCACTGTGGATCAAGCGTACCGAAACTGCTGAGGCCTACAACGAGCTGGTATTCAGCGACGGCAGTGTGCTGCGCACGGTTGATCAGCATCGCATATTCAACAAACAAGCAGGCGCGTTCACCTATCCAATGACAGACCACACGCCACTTGGTACCATAACCCACACAGTTGCGGGCACAGAGGCAGTGTTGGTCAGCAAGCGCACAGTCACTGAGACCGTGGACTACTACAACGTGATCACTGATCGCCACATAAACCTGTTTGCCAACGGCATACTGACCAGCTGCAGGTTCAGCAATGCTTACCCGATTGACAACATGCGCTGGGTCAAGGCAGGCAGGCAGTTGCGTGACCGCGCAGAGTTTGCGGGCATAGCTGATCGCTGGATTGACGGACTGAGGCTCTGTGAGCAGACCTATGCCGTGGATGATATCCGTTGGTATGTGCGTCGCTTGGAAAGCTTGGAGATCACAGAGCTGGCCCTGGCTGCGTGAGGATCATCTTCCTCGACCACTACGGTGTGATGTGCCGGGCCAGTCCCGGCACATCACGGACCAAGACCAGCTTGCCTACCTGTGACGAACTCAAAGGTAGGCTACCTTGGGAACCTTTCGATCCCGCATGTGTGGCAATCCTCAATGACATACTTGCGACTACGCTTGCAGATATAGTTGTCACAAGTGATTGGAAACACAGCAAGAATCTCACAGATATTGGTGATTACTATGCAGCACAGGGTGTTATCACACGTCCCATAGATGTCACATCTGATGTAAATGGCGACTATGAGCATTATGCAATGCGTCGCGCTGCTGAGATCGAGCAATGGCTCACACACCATGCTGTCACTACATGGTGTGCAGTAGACGATCTCTGGATGGATCTAGAACATTTTGCATGGGCACAGGATCCCCACGCTGCTATCTCAGCACCGGGCCTAGCTGATCAGATCAAGGCATTGCTGTTGCAAATGTGTATACCTAAATCTTACCATACTGCAGTTGATATGGATCTGCTGGCGCAAGGTGAACCTCCCCAACTGTGCGCTAGTAGGGCCACGGTAAATACTTGTCAGCACATCAGTGAGGAATACCCATGGTCATCAGAGTCTATGCCAGCACTACCCTAGAGGGCAATGCTAACACCTACGTTGGACCTCCCGGGACCATCATAGTAGACGCCAACGCACAGATCAGCGTGGCAGATGAGCAGGGTACACCAGGTGGCATACCCGTGAGTGCCAACACTGGCAACATCACCTTTAGCGACACTACCATAGCCACAGCTAACAGCAGCAACATCGTGTTGCAAGCAGGCACAAAAGATTGGACGTTCACCACAAATGGCAGCCTATTGGTGCCCTCGCCTGTCAGCAGCATCTTCTTGTTCACGCTGGACAGCAGCCACTATGTGCCCACTGAAGGCAAGCCTGTGTTGAACCTCACTGGCTCGCCATGGCAGCTACAGGGACAGTTCGTGTATTCTCTGGAAGGTGTGGTGTCTCTGGAGTTGAACAATCCATTCCCAGAATATGTCAATCCAGGCTATGACAGCAATGATGCCTTTGCCTTTGGCAGCGACATCACGGGTATACCTGGGTATACGCTAACACTGACCTTGCTAGATGTAGTGCTAGAGGGTGGCGCAGGTTGGACTGCCAACGTGGCTGCCAGTGAGCCTCCTGCCTATCCGCCTAGCCTACAGAGCAGAGGCGCCACGCAGATCACCAGCGGCGAAGTCAGCTACGTGCTGGGAGCTGACGGGCATGTTGTGCTGCCTGCTAATGTGTCAGGCATACCCACTGAGATCAGCCTCAATGGCGGACCTGCTGTGGGCTACACAACGGCCACCAACGTGCCAACCGTCACAGACAGTGGTGGGGGAGCAGGCATGACCGTGGACATCGTGGCAGATGGCTTCAGCATAAGCAGCGTGGCCATCAACCAACCAGGACAGGGCTATGCTCCGGGTGATCAGCTGATGATTGACCAACAGGGCAGCACAGGCACCGGCGAGATCACAGTGGTATCAGTGCGAGCTACCACCAGCAGCATAGAGTGGCCAGGCCTGGCCAACCTCAGCGTGAATGGCAGTGGTTCCATGGAACTAGCTTCTGGCTCCAATGTATGGACATTTGATAACAATGGTAACCTAACCCTGCCTGCGGGCGGCACTATTAACTACAGCGACGGCAGCAATGCGCTAGTGGGCGGCGGCGGTGTTACTGATCTCATAGCCAACGGTAGTGCTAACCTCACTATCAGTTCTGACGGCACACTGGTCCTCAGTCATCCAGACGAGCCTGTCTATCACCCATTAGACACACAGCTTGTCATAGAGAAAGCAGCTGGCAACTACCACATCATATCGGGTGCGTATGGCCTGAGCCTGCAGGCTACTCCGGTCCTTGGCGGATACGGTGATCTCACTAATAACAATTATGTGGACATATTCCACGACGGTATCAGCATAAACGTCAATGACAACACCTGGGTGTTTGATCTTGTTGGCAATCTCACCCTGCCCTCAGGTGGCACCATCAACTTCTCGGACGGCAGCAATGCCCTGGTAGGTGGAGGTGGAGGCACCAGCAGCAGCTTGGTCAGCAGCAACAGTGTTTACAACGTCAACATCAATGACAACGGTGTGTTCACCGTGGTCCAAGACATTAACGCGCCGGCCACAGCCAGTCTCAGTCTCAACAGCGACACGCAGGCCAATCTGCGCTGGGTCAGCGACATCGACAACCCTGGCAACAACCCAGCCACCTGGGTCTATGTCAACAGCGATGGCGTGAACTTCCAGACCTTCCGCAACGCGCCTTTCAACCAATACAACGCTTGGCAGTTTGACAACAATGGCACAAGCACCCTACCACCTGGTGGTGCTATCGCCAGTGTGAACGACAGCATATATTTGACCAGCAACGTGGTAGCAGTGGGCAACGTGCTACAGACCAACACGGCATTCCTACAGGGGCGCAGCATCAACGGTGCCAGCACGTTCACCGTGAATGCGCTGGGCACTCAGGGTTGGATCAGCCAGTACGGCGGTGGCTTCGGTCTGGCCACAGGCAGCTACGGTTCAGCAGTGGCCACAGAGGCTGCCACGGGTGAGACATACAGCTACGGCGGGCAGAGCAACACAGCTGCTGTGAACAACATGGTCAAGTATGATGCTGAGGGCAACGTGCTGTGGCAGACTGAGATGACCTGGCCCATAGGTTCGCTGGCTGAGGGCATTGGCGTTGAACCGCACACCCGCAGCCTGTTCGCAGCCACGCAGGTCTATGATGATAACTTCAACACATTCAGCGTGAGCAATCTCAGCACCACTGACGGCACGCTGGTCTGGGAGACAGAGATCAACATCAACGGCAACGGTGGCAGCTATTACAGACCTTACCTCTACGACATGGCCTACAGCCGGGAGCAGGGCGCGTCCAGCGGCAACCTGTGGATCAACCACGATGGCTACAATGGCGTGGCGCAGCGTGCCATTGCCATCACCCAGCTGGATTCCGTCACAGGTAACATCAACTGGAGCCGCAGCTATCGCAACAGCTTTGAATCTGGCACACGTAACAGCTATGGGGGCGGCATAGTCACGGAATACCAACCCAATGTGAACATTGTCAGCAACAATGCCTACATTAACAGCACTGGCTTCTACACACCGAACGCAGCGCTGGTTGGCAAGGTAGGTGAGGATGGCAACGGTCGTTGGCTGACCAGGTTCACCTACCAATCCCAGACCACCATCGGCGCAGCAGTGGCCTATGATGATGGCAACGTGTTCGCAGGTGGCTCAATCTACGCTGCCAACACCTACGCATGGTTGAGCAGCATGGATGCTGACACAGGCACGCCACACTGGACCACGCGATGGACCACCGGCTTGGATGGTGCTGAGGGCATCACTGCCGTGGCAGGTGCGGGCAATCTCTATGTGGCCGGCATCTCCTACGATCTCAACAGCATAGGCATCACGGTCAGCCAGATAAACCAAGAAACTGGCGTGATCCTGTGGATCAATGAGCTGAACACAGCCTGGCCCTACAGTGCCGAGTTCATGGACTTGTTTGACAGCAGTGCTCATGCGCTGGACTGGGACAGCAGCGATCCGCAGAGCCCGCTGGTGATCACCTGGCTGAACATCACGGGTGGCATGGCTGGCGCAGACAGCAACCAAGTCACCATGCGAGTGCCCAGCGACGGTTCGCTCAGAGGCGAATATGGCCCATGGATCTACCGCAACATCGCTGGTGGCATCACCCAAAACTACAACGACCTCACCGTGACCACTGGTGGCAATCTGTCAGCTGTGCCTCTGACCGCAACCACGACCACCGGCAACTTGTCTATTACCCCAGCTGCCGAGACCACTTGGCTCAATGCCATGGGCCCAGCTGCTGCTTGGCAGTTTGACCAGGCTGGCGTGCTGACTCTGCCAGATGGCGGATATCTGGACAACAACGGTGGTATCACCCGACTGGGTGCAGCTGGCACAGTTGGCGCACAGATAGGCAGTGCTGACACACAGAACTACGTCACTGCCAGCAACGAAGGTGTTACCATACAGACTCAGGCAGACATCGCCAACAGCAACTGGGTGTTTGATCTCAACGGTTATCTGACCATGCCGTTACACACCAGGATGAACAGCGGCGGCGTGGGCAACACCAACAGCGCAGAGTTTGGCACGGTGGTCAACACCTACGGCGACAATGGCGTGGTACAGAACAGCCAGATCTACATGAGCGCTGGCACAGGCGAAGCACGCATACTGGTCAACATGGAAGGCCACACGCTGGTCTACTACGGCACAGAAGAAGTTGAAAACCCCAACTTCACGGGCATGGTGGCCATGGACCCCAACGTGCGCAGCCAGTATGCCATAGCCTCTGAGAACGGCAACATCCTGTTGGGTGGTGCGCAACCAGGTGGCACCCTGATCAGCAGCGACTACATCGCTGGCATCGGTAGCCTTAACAACAACTACAACATGAACGGGCTGTACGTGGACACCACCAGTGTGCTGATATCCACTGGTTCAGAAGGTGCTGTGAACAACAGCCAGCAGTTTGGTACCAATGGCATCAGCACAACCACCACGTTTGGCAACATCAGCACCAATACCAGCCAGGCTGCCAGCTATTGGTTGGCATTGGCTCAGGACAGCACCACAGGACTCTATCCAGCACAGGCCAAGATAGATGTGTGCCTGGCCAACATTGACACACCAGAAGTATACATTGACCTGAGGCGTGCCAGCGACGGCTTCAACGTGCTGTGGACATTTGATAACACAGGCAACCTCACGCTGCCCCAGGGTGGTACCATCAACTGGTCAGATGGCAGCAATGCCCTAGTAGGCGGTGGTGCTGTGAACACTGGTAACATCACTTTCAGTGATAATACCATCGGTACCAGCAATGCCGGTAACATAGTGCTCAGCACCAACTCCAACACGTGGACATTTGGCGCAGATGGCATAGCGACCATACCAGGTGGCAGCACCATACAGGACCTTGGTTATGGTTATGGTTCGGGACATGGGCTGTGGCTCAACACGGCCTACAACGGCAATGCCAGCGCACTGTTCCAGGACAGCATCAGCAACCAGATCATCACGCAGGACTATAACAATGGCCACTGGGCAGTGATAAACACGCAGTTCACGGGTGGCGACAGCAGCCATCCAGAGATCCTGCTGATCACCAATCCCGGCAACGGCATGCCCAAGAACGATTGGATCCTGGGTTCAGACGGCACCACATACCTTCCAAGCAATGCTGTCATAACCAGTCACAACTATGACACTGGCAACGTGACCACCGTGGGCAGCAACATCAGCATACGCACTGCCTCAGATGGCCCTACCTATCACGACTGGACATTCAGCCCCACTGGTAACCTAAGGCTGCCAGACACTGCCGGCATCTCAAGCGCTACTACACTAAGCATTGAGTCTGGAACTGACATCTTCCTCAGGGCTCCTGCGGGCGGTGTGGGCATCTACAGTGGCAACAGCCAGCTGGCAATCACATCTGGATTAGGTATAGAGACCTATGCCGATGCCATTAACTTCACGCCCAACGCAGAAGGCGATGTGCTGATAGACATCAACAATGCCAACACCTTTGTGGAGATTGCCAGCCCCGTAGGGTCTTGGATGTTTACAGGCAACGGTAGCTTGACATTCCCGGATGCTACTGTGCAACCTACTGCATATCAACGCACCACAGGTACTTGGAATGTGACTGTGGGATCCAACACCTATAGTTTCACTGTTCCAGGCATTGGCACATATTCTATGTGGGTCAGGGGGAACATACCAAATGGCATCATCGTGTGGAATGCCACGGCTAGTGTGACCAACACCAACGTGCCTGTGATAGGACAACAGTTTGCATGGAACTATACAGGGGGCGGCACCCCGTTGGAAATTACCGCAATACCAACTCAGTTTATTGGCACAGCTGGCACAATAGTTTCTAGCAATCCCAGCGTGGGTACTACTTCAAATGTGTTTGATTTCACTATCAACAACGCCAGTGGGGCACCAAAAACTGTGTATTGGGGTTACGTTATACAATAACTCTCTAACTATTGAGCCGTTTGAGCTCGCGTTCAAGCTGATCAGTGCTGATGTCATTTTCAGCATAACCTTCAAACAATGCCGTGCGATACTCGTCCTTGGGTGCTGATTGCTCACCAGGGTTTACCATCATGTAGGCCCAGCTTGTATATTCCTGCTGGCTGGTCTTGGCTATCACTCGCTGCCTGAAGTATTTGCGCGGAAAACCTTCGTACCAATCCAGCGCAGCCAGATCACCATCGTTGAGTTCCCAGAGCACACCTATCACGTAGTCATCTGGGGACATATCTAAATCAGCTACACCGCGCCAGCGGAACACATACCCATCAACCCAGCTGGGCCCAAGACACACTGCTCGCGGGCAGCGTTCCTGCATGGTCTTGATGTTGGTGTTGCGCCCATAGGCAAAATAATAATGGGTCATGCACTATTGTAACGTAACAGCTGCACAGCGTCAATGGCCAGCACTTAACTCAAAAGCTCCGACAGTTCTGGTACCAAGCTTGTTAGATCTTCTGATCGTATGGCATCCAAACGCTTGGTAAAGATCTTGAAACGCTCGCGCTGCTCTAGTAGGTCGGTTTGTGATTCAGCTTCACGTAAGAACACTGGTATCATGTCATCTTGCACAGGCAATTGTTCAGCTGCAGCCTGCCTTAGATGTTTTGGTAAGATACTGATGCTGAGATATCGTGGTTCATGCAGCAGCGCATCTGACATCAGTTCCAGTCGACCAAATTCTTGGTGAGCCCATTGGCGTAGCACAGGCAGATCAAACACTGTGTAGGCATATACAGTGTTGCACAATCTCAATCGCGAGATATTTGGTAGATCTACGATCTTGGACCAGCTGCGCCTGCACTGATCCCAGCTCATGTTGGTACCGCGAACATATTCATGCAGCTTGCCTGTGGCATCTATGCTCAATCCAAGGTCAATGTGTGGAAACTGGCGCAGCATATCCAAGAGCCTGGGATCGTGCTGTGTGCCATTGGTGATGATGCGCAGTTCTTCTGTGCGCTCATGCAAGCCCTGAGCTATCATTTCAGCCAGCAATATTCGATTGCTGTCCATGTACAGAGGTTCGCCACCCTTGAGCTCTATGCGAAAGCTATCTCTGGTATTGTGCATGCTGGCGATTATGCCTGGTATGGCATCGATGCTGTCAGTCAATCTGGGGTACCTATGCCACCCAGTGTGAGCCCAGTCTAGGTCAAGGAAATTTTTTGCATCTTTGTACCATGCAGTGCTGTTATGTGGACCGCAGATCCTGCATTTCTGATTGCACTTGTTTCCAAGGCTTAGGTCATACCAAACACGGTTTTCATATTGCGGATCAGAGAGTCGATCCCTGTCAAGTCTATGTCCGGTGATCTTGTTATAGAGATTCCTCAGGCTATAAACACCCGAGCGTTCGTTATCATAACACTTAGCACAGCCGTCGGCTGGCCTACCTGCCAGCATGTCTTGTTTCATCTGTTGCACTGCTGTGCCCTGCATCATCGTAGAATGATCCATGCTGTCTACCACAGCTGCACGGTTGACGCAGCAGACACCAGCTGTGCCATTGGCATTGATACAGTGCACGGTCCACGGCGCCGCACAGAATGTTTCACTGATCATGCGCCGTGGTATCTCATTTTAGAGATGAGGCTGTAGCTGTGTAGCATCACCGCGGAAGGTGAAGTAGCCTATGTGGTTCAGCGTGATGGTCAGGTCTGCCCAGATCTTGCCGCCCATGGCCCGCCAACGCTTGCAGAAGGTGTAGTCTTCTGACAGATATTCCTTGCTGTCGTTGTCAATCTCTGTGTCAAACAGCGCATACTTGAACGGATCGTACTTGGGATCCAATCCAATGCTGTCCACATAGTGCAGCTCTGGGTGCTTGGCGATCATCTGCTCCAGCACGTGGCGCTTGATCATCATGAAGCCAGTGCCCAGATTGGCCACTTCCACCAAGTTACCTTCCTTGACAGCACCTGGGACCTTGTTGACCACATAGCTGATAGGCAGGGCTTTCTTGGGATACAAACCGCCAACCACATCTCGATCGGCAATGATCAACTTGAAGATCTCTTCTGGTTCGAAACCAATGTCTGCGTCCACAAACATCAAGTGTGTGCTCTTGGGTTCGAAGTACAGCATCTTGGCCACCAAGCTGTTGCGAGCGCGGCAAACGAGGCTTTCGTTTACCATGGTATCGATGGTGAAATTCAACCCAAGGCGCTGTGCCGTGGCCATGTATTTCAGCATGCTGATGAAGGTGCCTTCATTGATCTGGCCACCGTAGCAAGGGATACAGAAGTGAACCCTGGCTGCTTGCAGCACCTTGACCATGTCTTGTGTTAATTCCATTGTAGTCTCCGATCGTTACACCAGTAATTATGTGGCACGATCGGAGAGCTATCAAATAATCATGCCTCAGATTCTGGTTCTGTCTTGCTCAATGACAGGAACACATGAGCTGTATCAACTGCATCGATGTAGTTGACCAAATCATCCATGGACTTTGGGTCAATGTGATAACCAAGGTTAACATGGTTGAGCATGCCATACTTGCGAGCGATGCGTGCTGCTTCAATACCAACTGCGCTGCGCTCATCAAACTCGGGCATCTGGATCTCATAGTGCCTCTGCAGCGTGCGATATGGACTGAGATCCACATTGCTGGCAGTCTTCATGTCGCTGAGCGCAGTGAGAAAATGGATCAGTTCACTTTCCGGATCGCGCAGTTTCTTGCGCAACTGATCAACCCAGTTGCTGAGCTTGTTGATGGTGGTGGGTAGCACGTCCTGCACCTGCGATTGTTCTGCATGTACCCTGTACAGTGCTTGTGTCTTGGGCTCAGCCAGCATGGCCGTTACCAATGGTTGCAGATGATCATGCAAGCTCACCCAGCGCTTGGCATCAAGCTTGGGCACGCTGGCAGGACGTACCGCATAGATTGGTGTATCTTGCATGATCAATCCGGCCTGTACAGCAGCCGATCGCAGAGTATCCAGGCCATAGCGACCCAGCATCTTGTGACCAGTGATAACATCCCAGTTCTTAAGCGTGACGTAGATCATCTTGCCTGTGGTGGCCAGCGTGGCGGGATCAATGCTGCGCCAAGCATACTTGCCACCGGTCCTTGACTGATGATGTAACTCCCAGACCTGCTGCACGGTGTTACGTGTCTTCTTGACCACGTCAGGCAGCGTGCTGGCGTAGACTACGTCTGGGTAACCCAGCTCGGCACGCAATGCTTCCCAACCGCCCTGTCGAGTTGGGAACAGCACCGTGACGTTCTTGTAGTCAGCCACAGCGTGCATCTGCCGTGCACGCCCCAATCCACCTTTCTTGAGATCGTCAAACACGATCTTGGTAGCAGGAGTACAGCTCAACATGAAAGTATCATTCTTACGCACGCTCTTGATCTGCGCAGGCATGAGCCGCACGCCATTGTCAGGTTTCTTGTACAGCTTGTTTGTGTCCACTGACATGGTACCACGATCGATGTTGTGCCCTTGCCATTCCAGCTGCACGTCATCAAACACGCGGCGCATGTAGTAGCCGACTGAGCCTGCAAAGTTCACATGCCATTGGTGATGTGCGTCCCAGAGCGTGGGTGCGTTGCTGATGGCATCGCTGATCATCGCAACCATGTTGTCACGTACCGCGTTCAACCGCGCAATGATGTTGCTCACAGTGCGCGGATCATAGCTGAGACCTTCACGGCTGGCAGCCACGTCGCAGTCGCCGATTGGCATGTCAATCACGATTGGAAAATCACAGAGGTAACCAATGCGGTGATCCATGTCAGGGATGCTGTGGCGATCCAAAGGATAGAGCACACCTCCCATGAGGATCTGGATAAACCATCCATTCCACTGAGCCTTGTCCCAGATGCGCCAACCCTGTCCACGACGCGCGGGTTCAGCAATGTCCATCTCGATTTGGACGTTGCAGGTCGGTTTCTGATCAAACCAACGCAGCACTTCCACAGCCTTGTGGTGCCAGCGCTCGATACCGCTGATCACAGCAAACTGGACCATGATGCCTGAGCCCATGGCAGGACCGCTGGCAATGTGATCCACTCGAGGAGTGTCACTGTCGTCGAAATACATGCGGTAACGATTCTCAACGCCAGCATAGCGGCTGTTTACCCAAAACTCTCTGGTATAGCTAAATGGACTCTTGCTGCCCAAGCCCAGCTGTCCCACGAAATCGTTGCTGGCAGTCTTGGTGCTGGCGAAGTAGCGGCTGTAGACGTTGATCACGTCCTCGTGGCTCATGCCTGTGCCAAAATCTTCAATGCTGAACCATTGTTCATCATAGGTTGGAAGGTGCATGCTCCATGGCGCACCATTGCCAGCCGCTACGTGGCTGTCCCGAGCGTTGCAGGCCAGCTCGCGGATGATAGCACGTATCTTGTCTGAATATAGGCCATCGCTGAGGATCTTGAACGCTTTGCCGGTGGCAGCGATGGTGAATGCGCTGTTGGTATCTGTGGTAGTTGCCGTGTCTGCGATCTTCATGCCCGCTCCTCTGTGCTACATGATTACAATAGCACACAATACGCTAGTGTCAACCGTTTTGTTGACATTTATGTCATTGAAATTATAGATAATTTTGCAGGTAATTGGCTATTTTCTCTGCGGATCATATCCACATTCTGCTAAGTTCCAGTTTATTCCAAACATCTCTACTGTTTCGGGGACCCAGCTTCGCTGTACTTCTTCATGCCACTTGCTGAGATCTGCATCTGGTTCTATCTCAGACATGCCATCATATGGCGGATAGAACAGCTCGTCATAATCCACCGTGGGTATGCCAAGCTTGGCATAGAGATCGTTGCAGCGTATCAGAGTGTGACCTTCTGCACGATTGGGCCTGTTGCTCATAGCTATCAGCTTGTGCATGACCAACACACGGTTTTCATCTGTGGGCGACATATCGCGCTCTGCACAGTAGGCATCTATCTCTTTTTCTGGACGCCCTTCTGGGCAAGCTAGGTCCTTGCTGGCCAGATATTCTCTGATCTGCTGCTTGTGAGGTTCGGTTATGTAATCTCTGTCTGCGGTCTTGAAGTGATTTTCAATCTCAATCTGTTTCACTCGTTCTGGCTTGGTAGTGATGCCCCATAACTCGTGACCTCGGTCTCGCAACTGATCGATGTGATACCTGCGCAGCATTGGTAGATGCTGCATGCTTATCACCGTGCCTGTCACTGTATCCAAGGTCTCAAGCATGCCTGCAAATGCAATATCAGCTATGTGATCATCGAGAAACCATTCGCGCTGCTGCTCCCAGGTTATGGTCGGAGGAGGTCTGTTACCAGGAGGATGTAGGCCCAAGGCTGCCAAACGCTCATAGACACCGTGATAGAACCACCATTTCAATCTTTCGGTGCCAGCTATCATAACGCTGGCGCCAGTGCTATCTGTGGTCACTGTGCGACCAAAGCTCAACCAGTTGGCCAGCAAGCTGCCCTTCTGTCCTGTGCGATAATTGATTATCTTCATGCTGGATCCTTGTAATTAAGCAGAGCATAGATGCCTGTGCATGCAGCACATATCAACACAAGTACAGAGATAGCAATCATCAAGGTACGGGTGCTCCTGGTGACAAAACCCAGCTGCAAGGAGCATATGACCCGTCGCTGTTGTACACGTTGCCGTGTGACATGAGGTTAGCATGCTGTAGGCTGCAGTCCTGTGAATAGTACTTCTTTAGGTAAGCATGGCTGCCACCCTGATAGTGCAGAGTTGGCCCAACATAGAAGTAAGCAACTGGGATCAACAACACAGGAGCATACCAAACGATAGCACGTAGCCCACCAGCTATTCCATAACCTATCGTTCCGCAAAGAAACAGTAGCAGTGCTGCAAAGATAGCTATGTTAAACCAGCTGTATAGATCAGCGTAAGACATTACACCAAACTGTGTGATGCTAACATCATGATGCAACTTAGCATCTTGCAAGATTTTTTGCTGGAGAAAGATACCAAAATAAGGTAACGCCATACACAACCAATAGATCGGACCCATAGTCAGCCTGGTTAATCGAATCACGCAATAACCAATGACGTTCATTATCAAGAGATGCTTGATTCGCGTTCCCCAGCTTCGGTCTTGGCGTCCTGTAAAGTGATCAGCTGCGTACATTTGGTGTACCTCGGTATTAGCGTTGAAAGTGCTTCATTCCTGCTGCGTACCAACATAAGCCCATGAGACATAGGCTTTGTGGTACCACGACTGAGTATATCATAGCTCTCATAGCCAGTGGCATCTTAGACTCCATATATCACTGTGGCATGCGGATGATGTCGGCGCAGCAGATTCACGCTGGCATTTACATCATCCATGCTTGCGTACTGATGTTTTTCTATCACTTCGTCGCCCTTCCATAACACAACGATATAGCAATCTTGCTCTGTATCAAAATATGCTTCTATCTCCATCAGCTGGTCCTCCCAGCAGTATATATCGTTACTTTTTGAGGCTGGCTTTAAGTTCTGCTAGTTTAGCTGGATCTGCCTTGGCTTGTAGACTACTAGCTGCGCTTGGCACAGACGATTGTGTTTTAGAAATGGGCTGTTCTGGCTGGTTTAAACGCTCTACCTGTTGATCCATGGCCTTGAACTCCTCCATGCTCCAGCGCAAAATGTATCCAATACCACCGCAGAGTAGCACCCAGATCAAGTGCAGGAACACATTGACCCCAACACTCACGGCTGCTTGCTCTTGGGAAACACACGCACGATAAGGTGACCGTTCTTGCTCTTGAAATCAACGTCACCTAGCGCATCTAACGGCTCATACAAGCGTTCGCTTTTTTCCTGCACGCTCTTGCGGCTGAGGAACCAACCACAATCTGATACCTTTACGCTTTCAAAAGGTTTGCGACCGATACCGCGAGGGGTGTAATAGTTTGGACTATGCCCAAAGAAATCTTTGATGATCTGTGCCACGGCTTCCAATCGGTCCAGGTGTTCGTCGCTCTCAAAGAATTCTCTGTGTAAGTTCATGGCTACTTCGCCGCGCTCTTTCGCGTTAAGCCATGCGCCTAAAGGATTGGCAGTCTTGCATGTAGTGTTGGTATCTTCGTTTACACAGATCATGCTGTTTCTCCGTGAATATTGCCGTTGATAAGTTACAATAGCATAGATCTAGGGTCTGTCAACCACTGATTTGCCTAGATCATCAGCAGGGCCATAACCACATGCTGTTCTAGATTGCTGTGTGATTGCAAGAACTTAGACATCAGAGCAGCGTGTTTCTCAGTTTGAGAATTGCGATATCTGCAGGTTATCTCTTCGCGCCATATGGCCATGGCCTGATCCTCACAGGCTTCAAACAGCTTGGTCATTTCGCGTTTGGTATCATAGGGCAAGCTGTTGATCTTGCGTCGCAAAGATTGGCTCTCAGCATGCCACCAGGTATTGTCAAACGTCCAGGGTTGGCTTTTGGACATGCTTGGCTGTGCGCTTGTAGGCGCCTTTGCCCTTGCGGGCAGCGACCTTGCGCTGTCTGAATACTGGATGGGCGAGAGCTTTTGCGTAAGCATTGCGCACAGGTACCTCCTCTATGATAACAGAGGTACTATAGCACGCTCGCATGATCTGTCAACTCAATAGTTTGGAACGTTATAGCAACGACGCCCGTTGCCAATGTAGTTGCCCCAGTTATCATACATCTGTTCCCAGCGGCACTCGGTATGATAAGCTGGTTGTTCTTGATAGTAGCGAGGTTGGCTCATGGCACCAAGCATGCCGCCGATGATCAACCCACCAACCAGTGGTGCAGCCCAGTTACCACCGCCGCCACCGTGATAGTGTTGGTGATACCCGCCGTGCCCACCGTAGCAGCCGTTGAAATTGCAAGGCCCACGTCCATATCCCCATCCATCTGCCATAGCAGAGCCCGTCATCAAGGTCAAAGCCAAAGCAGTTGCGATAATCTTGCGCATCCTAGATCTCCTCGTTGGATCACATGTTAATTTAGCATAGTTCTGCAATCTGTCAACCAATATCAACGATCTACGAAGGATTTCTCGTAGACAAATCCGCCAGGAACGAAGGCGCTGCCTTCGGTAAATCCACGCGCTAGCATGATCTCAGTGAGATCAACGGTCATAGCAGTACTACCGCAGATCATCACGCGGTCCTGAGCAGCATCTATCTCTGGCAGTCCTGTCGCTGCCCATAATCTACCATCTGTGATCATGTCGGTTATACGACCCATGACGGGGGACGGTTCTCTGGTGGTGATTGCTCTGTACACCAGCTTGTCATTGAATTCTGCAATCAACTCATTGCCGCGCAGATCATTGACCATCTTGGCACCATACGCCAGTTCAGCAGCTTGCCTGCAACCATGTATGAGGACCACACGATCGTAACGCTCATAGGCAATGGGATCTCGCATGAGGCTGAGGAATGGGGCAATACCTGTGCCCGTGGCCAAGAACCAAAGGTTGCGTCCAGGCAGCAGGTTATCTAACATCAAGGTGCCCACAGGCTTTGGACCAACTATCAGCTGATCTCCTACTGTAACATGCTGTAACCTGCTGGTCAGCGGACCATCTGTAACCTTGATGCTGTAGAACTCCAAATGGTCTTCATAGTGTGGGCTAACGATGCTGTAGGCACGCAACAGAGGTCTGCCATCTACTGGCAATCCGATCATGGTAAACTGTCCGGATTGGAATCGCAGTGCAGGTCCTCGAGTGGTACGTATGCTCATCAGCCTATCTGTCCAATGAGTTACTTCAGTGATTGTTTCGCTGTGCATTACTGATCTTTCTTTTTCATACGCTCTAGATCATAAACCCTGGCTCGCAGGCCACTGCTGCTGAAATCGTGCCGCCTCTGGTTGAACACTATATCAATGCCTCGTTCCTCGCAGATCTTTAGACCAGTGAACTGCTTGCCTCGATATTCATCTCCCAGTATGCGAACGTCAATGGGCAGTATGTTCAACAGATCTTCTAGGTCTCGTTCTGTATCATAGATCCACGTTTCATCTACAAATCTACAACCTCTGACCTGTATCTGACGCTCTACGATGCTCTGTACTGGTCGGTTCTTGGTAGCCCTGTCCAGCGTTGGATCGCTCTGTATGCCTGCAATCAGCCAATCACAACTGCGCTTGGCTTCTTCCAGCATAGCTATGTGACCTGCGTGGAACAGATCAAATGTGCTGCATGTAAATCCGATCCGTCCCACACGCGTCATTGGTTATCACTCAGCTGGCTTAGCTTCTACATCAATTGGCTCGTCTGGGCTAGGAGGTGTGCTCTGTGCCTTGTAGACGATCTCGCCGATCTTCATCAGCGTTTGGCCAAAACGTTCTAACACTGGCTTCATAGCATCGAGATCATCACCTGCGATGGCAGTACGTGCTTCAGTGATAGCTGCTTCAACCTCAGCCTTGAGTTCAGCTGGGATCTTGTCTTCATGTTCTTTAAGCTGCTTTTCAGCCATGTGGATCTGAGTCTCAGCACCGTTGCGTGTTTCGATGACTTCACGCTTACGCTTGTCAGCTTCGGCGTTTTCCTCAGCTTCGCGTACCATGCGTTCTATGTCATCATCACTGAGCCCACCGCTGCTTTGGATAGCAATCTTCTGTTCCTTGCCAGTGGCTTGATCCTTGGCACTGACATGCACGATACCGTTGGCATCGATGTCAAAGGTCACTTCGATCTGCGGCATGCCCCGAGGTGCTGGTGCTATACCAGTAAGTTCAAAGTTGGCCAAACTCTTGTTGTCCCGAGCGATCTGTCGTTCGCCTTGGAACACTGCAATGCTCACAGCTGGCTGGTTGTCAGCAGCAGTGCTGAACACTTGGCTCTTCTTGGTAGGTATGGTGGTGTTGCGTTCAATCAGCTTGGTGAACACGCCACCCAGCGTTTCAATGCCCAGGCTCAGTGGAGTCACATCTAGCAGCAGCACGTCCTTGACATCGCCCTGTAGCACCCCGCCCTGGATGGCAGCACCCATGGCAACCACTTCGTCTGGGTTAACGCCCTGGCTGGGATCACGCTTGAAGATATCTTTCACAGCCTGCTGCACCTTGGGCATGCGTGTCTGGCCGCCAACCAATATCACTTCGCTGATATCGCCAGCCTGTAAACCTGCATCTGCCAGTGCCTTGCGGCATGGTCCCTGCGTGCGGGTGACCAGGTCATCAACCAAGCTTTCCAGCTTGCTGCGTGACAGTGTGACGGTGAGATGCTTGGGGCCATCCTTGTCAGCTGTGATGTATGGCAGGTTAATGTCCGTGCTTGCGCTGCTTGACAGCTCTATCTTGGCCTTCTCTGCAGCTTCCTTGAGGCGCTGCAGTGCCATGTTGTCCTTGCGGAGATCGATGCCCTGTTCTGTCTTGAAAGTGTCTGCTAGGAAGTCCACGATGCGCAGGTCAAAGTCTTCGCCGCCCAGCTGTGTGTCACCGTTGGTGCTGAGCACTTCAAACACGCCATCGCCCAGTTCAAGTATTGAAACGTCAAAGGTACCACCGCCGAGATCGTAAACCGCGATCTTGCCCGCTTGCTTCTTGTCCAGTCCATAGGCTAAAGCAGCAGCTGTTGGCTCGTTGATGATGCGCAGCACTTCCATGCCTGCGATCTTGCCTGCGTCCTTGGTAGCCTGTCGCTGGCTATCGTTGAAGTAGGCTGGTACAGTGATCACTGCTTGATCAACTGTGGTACCAAGATAGCGCTCGGCTGTCTCTTTCATCTTGGTCAATATCTTGGCGCTTACTTCGCTAGGGCTCATCTTCTTGCCGTCGACTTCTACCCAGGCATCGCCGTTGGCGGCTGCTACGATTGCGTAGCTCAGCAGCTTCTTGTCTTTCTGCACGCTGTCGTCTTCATAGCGACGACCGATCAATCTCTTAACTGCATGCAGCGTATTTTTAGGGTTAGTCACAGCCTGTCTCTTTGCAGGTGCACCGACTAGCGTCTCGCCATCCTTGAATCCCACGATGCTGGGTGTGGTGCGAGCACCTTCTGCGTTTTCTAGAACTTTGGCCTTGCCACCTTCGATCACAGCCACGCAGCTGTTGGTGGTTCCAAGGTCAATACCGATCACTTTGCTCATTTCTATCTCCTCATAAAGCAAGATTGTGTCATGGCCGGCCGTAGCCCGACCATGAATATTATATAGTCATTTGGTGTGTCATTGTCAAGGTATTGCCCTGTCCAATGCTTTGAAAAGTGCCATCTTGGCCAAGCTCATGGTACGTTCGGTGTGCTGGATATCACCTATGATGCTAATACCTGCCTGCTTCACTGTGTCTTTACTACCGCTCACCAATGGATGCCACCATTCCAGCGGCTTACCTTCATGTATTAACAGATACGCACAGGTGCGAGGCAACAGAGGATGACCTACATTGCCGGGTACTAGCTTGATGCACTCATGTACTTTGTTTTGCCTATGGGGGTAATCAGTGCAGCATGCCGTTTTAATATCCATCAATCTACAGGCTACTCTGGTCTGTACTACTTTACCGTCCTGCCAGGCTTTGGTGAGGCAGCAGCGGCCGCAGCCATCGCACAGGCTTTCCCACTGTGCCTCATCCATGTCTTCAAGCTTGGTAGTCTCCCACCACATTGTTTGTGTTATCCCAATATTGATTCTAAGCTTGTATTACCCTGCAACCAAGGTGGGATGAACAACCAGTGACCTTCTATAGCCATGCTGAGCACATAACCTCGGGTAGCAAAGAAACCTGTGACTGCAACCGGATCACTCTTTTGGCTTTCGCACCAAACTATTGGTATATGCGAATCAATAGTATTGATACCGCCGTTCAATGCGCGATATTCCATGCCTTCTATGTCTAGCTTGATCAGCACCGGAGATAGCTCTAGGCTGTCTATGGTCACGGTCCTAACTATGTCAATCTTGCCTGTATATGTTAACACGCAATCGCTGTTGGCAAACGGAGGTGCAACTTCAAATGATCCAAAATTCTGTGAGCTATCATAGTTTGGTATTGGTAGGCCTATCAGACCTTCTTGGTCGGTCAAGCCGGCCCAGTTAGCATAGACATTGGTCACGCCGTTTAGCGCAAAATTACCGCAGCTGATGTAGTATACTAATTTTTGCACTTCAAAGGTATGGAATTCAACATCCCTGTTAGCCCGTGCCAGAGGCATGGTCCACGATCCCATGTTTGATCCACCGTCAATCACGCTGTTAAGCTCTGGACGTAGCTGCCTGGCGAGCTTGATCAATTGATCGAACTGATGCAGTTCCTGATTGATCAGATCAATGTTTTCCATTCCATGCTTGATCCACCAATCGTTTTTCAACATGATCAACGGACCGTTGATAGTATTCTTGTACACTACTGATCCATCAGCCATGGGTTGCAGAGATTCTACAGCCTGCATGCTCAGCTGCCGCATCTTCACTATCTTGGTAGGATTCTGCGGCGGTTCGCCGCGAGTGATCGCATGCACATGCTGCATTCCGTAGATCACCTTGCCCCATACAGTATATTGTCTATCCAGGAACTGAGCATTACCAAAGCAGATAAAGAACTGATCGCTGGCACTGTTAGGATCATTGGTTCGCGCCATGCTGCAGATGCCTTCTGTGTGAGAGACATCATTGAATTCGGCTTGAAGCTGCGGCAGAGGTTGCTTGGTCCAGCCGCCTTGTGCCATAAAGCCTTCTATTACCCGGTGGAAGTCAGTGTCGTCATAAAGTCCAGAATTGGCCTGGCGGATTATCTGCGCCACGTGATTTGGAGCTTTATCTGGATAGCACTCGATTAGCACATCACCGTGGGCTAGTTCCATTTTTAATATTGGGTTGGTCATTCTATTCTCCGTTTGTTTACCATTCATCTATCTTGTGCACATTTAGAGACAGGCTAATGTGCTTGTCACGCCGGTTAGATCCAGTCTGATCAAACGGCGCGCTGCAAAATTTGACACAGGGTTCAAGAGTGCCTTCGATCCAACTTGATTCAATGCGCTGCATAGCACGACTGTGCAACACCGCATCTAAGCTTTGCTCCAGCAGGCTAAGTTGTGAAAAATCATCAGCCAGCCATTCTCGTAGATCACTTAGATGAGGTTCGTTGGCTATCCAACAACAGGGATAGTAGTCCAGGGCCGAGGATATGTATGGTTCGACCACTTTCAATTTGCAACGGGGTGTGACTGATACCATTCTATGACCTTTCTTTTGATCTCAGAAAAAGACTTAGTTGGAGTTAACCAATGATCTTGCTCGTACCTCGCACTGCTGACCAGCGTGAATCGGTCCATGCCCAGCTCACGAGCCAGCGAGATAGCAGCTAGTGCATCATTTTCATTGTGTTTGAAAACGATCCATTTCCAAGCTAGACGCAGTGTGGGATTGACTCGCTGTAGTGTCTTGATAGCAATCTCTATGCTTGACCAATCACTGTTGATCCTATACAGATGATTGTTATAGGGCAATCCGTCTATGCTAAAGCTTATGCTATCTCTATCATGTCTCAACAGGTCAGCTGTGGTTTCCCACCATTGCTGCCCGCGGAATGCACCATTGGTTATTATGCGTATGCTTCTGTCAGAGCAGTCATTGCGCAACGCTTTGACCAGTGAATGGAAATCCCTGTGATAAATTGGATCACCGTGATTACCACACATGAGCACATCGTCATATCCTCGACATGCGGCTACCATGGCAGGAATGTCGCAGTCTTTGGAGTGAATACGACTGATGTATTCAGTACGAGGACACTGCGGACAGGCAATAGTACAACGTGAACTTGGTTCTATGTGTATGGTGGTCAATAGGGTGGTCCCCAACCAGATCTATCATCAAAATCCTGCATCATGTTGAGCTCTAGCTGTGCTTCTTCGCTCATCATGTGCGGTCCCCATTGTGGTGTCCATACTATCTTTATCTCGCACTTGTCAACACCTTCAACTGTACCAGCCTCTTCAGCATCACGCATGATATCTTCTGCACTGGGACACCATGCCGAAGTCAAGGTCATTTCTATTAGCGCTTTGGGTAAGTGATCAAGATCGATCTTGTAGATCAATCCAAGATCATAGATGTTGGTGCTGATCTCAGGATCATAAACCTGGCGCAGATTGGCTATTATCTTGTGTTTGATTTCTTCAGTCATGGCAAATTATATCACATGATTCAAAGATGTACAACAGATAAATAATATATTGGAGAATCCCTGTGTGCGTTGTATCTGCTAAGTTCTTTCCCGATGTTGGTTGGGTCGGTGTCAAGAACCGAGACCGCAACTATATTCCAGAGATCAGCTTCAAACGCCAAGAACACGATGGTGTTGAGATCATGATGTTCTGGGATGACATCACGCAATACTGCGAGGGCATGAATTCGGGCGGCGTCAGCATCATAAGTGCCAGCCTCATGGTCAAGGACGATGAGATGGAGATACAGGTGCGCAGCAAGACGCCCAGCAAGGATGGCGCCAAGCTGAGGAAGGCACTGCGATATCCCAACGTCAAAGCAGCGACCATGAGCCTGATCAAGGACAAGCTGCCTGGTAACACGCTGATTTTTGACAAGGACACTTGCTACCTCTTAGAAGGTTGCTGGGAGCCGGGTGAGTATGAGAACGAAAAATACGCCTACAAGGTCATGGAGATACCCAGAGATAAATCCGTGGTACGTACCAATCACGGTGTTGGTTTGCCCTGGGCTGGTTATCAGCCAGAAGGTCAGCAGAAGCATAATCCAGGTACTTCGCATACCATGAGCAGGCTCAGCAGCGAAAGTCGCAAGCTCATAGCCGAAAGAGTTGTAAATGCTGCCAACTCACCTCAGGAGATGATAGACGGACTTGCTGGTGTCTACATCGATAACCCACAGCTCAATTGCCTACGCACCACAGACCAAAAGAAGATGATGCGCACCACCAGCCAGATCATGGTCACACCCAGCGAAAACACCTTTGCTGTGCGTCCAGTGCAGAGCCACATGAGCTTCAACTTCTGGGATCTCAACCATCCTCAAAACAAGTGCTGGGTAGAGATACTCAGCAACAGGGTATTGTACGATCATCGCAAGGAGATGGGTACAAAACCATTCCCTAAGATGCAGCACAGCAGCGAGTGATCATGGCAGCCTGGGAACACATACCCTATTTTGCATATGGGCACAATACCAATCTCGAAGAGATGTACAAGCGTGTGCCAGAAGCCCAGCTTATAGGACATGCTGATCTACCAGACCACAGGTACGTGCTGGAAAATGTCAGCAACGTGGTAGAATCCAAAGGAGACACTGTTCATGGTGTCTTATGGATTGTCCCTGTACAGAAGCTGGACAAGCTAGATTGGGTAGAAGGTTATCACAAGATATATAGACACAAGATCATACCAATAGAATATCGCGGCAAGATAATCAAGGCCATGACCTACGTGATGCTGGGCAAGCATCACAGCGATCTGCCACCTACACCGGAATATGTGGATTTTGTTGCTACTGGCTATCGAGAAAACAGCATACCCATGCAGCAGTTAATCGCTGCATTAGACGATCGTATCACTGAGCTGAAACACAGATATAGATGAAAAAGGGTCCCAGTTTCCTGGAACCCTTCTACCTCCCTAGACTTGTACACGCTTTGCGCTTCGGGTAAGCTTACCCTAACAAGTTCTTAGTGATTACTTCTTGCCGCCTTTGGTAGCTGGCTTGGTAGCTGGCTTAGCAGGAGCTTTTGCAGCTTTGGTCTTGGCAACCTTCTTAGGCATGACCAGCGTGTATGCAACACCGTCGGCACCCGTGTCACGATAGGTAACTGGCTTGGTACCAATATTGTGACCTTCCTGCTTGAGCTCATGGATGCGAGCGCGGAGGTTCTGGATCTTGAAGCGAGCGCGTGCTTGCTTGGCCGTGAGCGTGTTGCCCTTGGTGAGATAGCTGAGAACTTTCTCAGCCTGTGTAACGTATGCAGTCATTTGCAGTCTCCTAGTTGCATTGTCGTTTGACAAGCTTCATTTGCATTATGACTATAGCACCGATTTATATGCTGTCAACCGGTTATTCTGCTGGATTTAGCTCTGCAACCAGTGGAAATCCGCTCGATCTAGCAATAGCAACAGTCTCGTCGCGCTTTTGAGTGGCCACTTCATGGCTGTAAGTGCCTGCTATTCCGCGTCCGTTAGTATGGATGTGCATCATGATATCCTGCGCTTCTTCAAAGCTGCGATGGAAGATCTGCATTAGCACAAGTACCACGAATTCCATGGTTGTCTGATCATCATTTACCAACCATACATTCCACATGCGAGGAGGGGCCATGGCAACACGTTCTATCACAGCGACTACATTTTGCTTCTTGGTCTCGGCCATTGGTCCCTCCTGTCTATGTTACATTATAAGGCTAATCGCAGGTCCGTGCAAGGTCATTCTGCTGAAGACGTGACGTCAATGACAGTGCTGTTGCTGATCGGGATCACACGTCCTTTGGTAGCCTCTGGCACTTCGCGCTCCAGCTCAATGATCAGCAAGCCATCTTCCAGCTTGGCGCTGACTACTTTGATGTGCTCTGCTAGAGTGAATTGACGCTCAAAATCACGACCGGCAATGCCACGATGGATCCAATTTCTCTCACTTTGGTCAGTGCTTTTGCTGCCTCTGACCATGAGCACACGATCGTTGGTTAGATAGATCTCCAGCTCTTCCATCTTGAATCCAGCGACCGCTAGTTCTAAACGATAGGTAGAACCATCGTTTTCAAGATTGTAGGGCGGATAACCTGCGGCTTGATTTGGATGCAGGCTGTGGATCCTGGTGATCATTGGTTCAAATCCAATGGCGAATCGATTTAGATCTCTGAAGAAATCGTCCATAGATGGCAATAGATATGTAGATTGGTTTCGCATTTGATACCTCCTGTTAAAGCGAAGCATTATCTAGTGCAGGCCCCGTAGGCACCTGCAGAACATATTTAATGCGTCTGTGTGCCACTGTCAAGATCTGGAGGTATCGATAAATATCTTAGCTACAAAGGAGATCATCATGGCAGCCATCAATGTCACTGGCCCAACTGGTGCCACAGGGGCTCGAGGTGTTACTGGGGCGACAGGTGCAATAGGACAGAGCGGTACAGCTGGTACGCAGGGACCAACTGGAGCCAGAGGTATAACTGGGCCTACTGGCACAAGCATCACTGGTCCTACTGGACAACCTGGTACAGCTGCCAGCAAAGGTGATACGGGGTCAACTGGCCCAACTGGACGCACAGGCCCGTCTGGAGCAGCATCAACCGTGACTGGGCCAACTGGGCCATCCGGTATAGGTCCAACTGGACCAGCATCGTCACTGACCGGCCCAACTGGTGCTAGCGGCTCAGCAGGTGCTACTGGTCCTGTAGGCACAGGGGCAACTGGTCCAACCGGACAGAATGGTCCTACTGGTCCTGGTATGGGTGCTACAGGTCCAACCGGATCACAAGGAGCAACTGGGGCAACCGGTGCAGGCAGCGTTTCTAGTAGGAATAATGTCAGCGTAACAACTACAACTCTAGCAGCAGGATCAAATGCTGCCGTGACTGCAACGGGATTCAATGGCTATAATCTATACAGCATACAGGTTGATCATGCCGCATGGGTAACGGTCTATAGCAGCACAGCAGCACGAACTGCAGATGCCAGCAGAGCACAATCAACTAATCCAACTCCAGGCAGTGGCGTGATAGCTGAAATCATATCAGCAGGAGCTGTGACCCAACTTATCACGCCAGCAGCAGCAGGCTTCAGCAGCGAGTCGCCTCCCACTACCAGCATACCCCTCAAGGTACAAAACACTGGTAATACTTCTGTGGCCATAACTGTCACATTGACGCTGTTAAAGACCGAGGTATAACATGAGCTTACCTGTCAGAAACTTCGCAGATGTCAATGCTAGGCTGTTGATCAGCATCTATCTTAGGAGAGATTGTCACGAGAACGGCATGACACTGCAGGAGTATGCAGATGCTGTCATGGCCGGGATCCATCCTGCGCTAGATCATGACGAGTTTGTGTATCAATTTGGCAGCGTAGAGGATGAGATCAATCTGGTAGTTGATTGGGCAGTCGCCAACGATTTAGTGGTAATAGAGTTTGGATCTGGTATAGCCACTGTCAAAGCCGAAGGTACTGTTGGACAGATGAACGAACTGTTTGCTGTGAAGCTAGAAACCGTTAGCACAGGCTCGAGAAGCTATATCACACACTCTGGAACTATCACCATACCAAGTGAGATCAACAGCGTGGTAGAACTGGTGCTAGGTCTCGATAATTCATTGACTTTTGAATCCTATGCTAGACTAGATCCAGATGCACCTCCAGTTGGAGCAATGGTAACCAACATAGATCCCAATCTGATTTCAAGCCCAACCCCTGTCGACCTAGCACTAGCTTACAAATTTCCTAGAGCCGCAGGCGGTGATCTAGTCCAAGGTGCTAATACCTGTGTTGGTATCGTGGAGCTTGGCGGAGGTTGGACCACACAGAATCTGACCAGCACGTTTGGTAGGATAGGACAGCCAAATCCAACTGTGGTTGATGTCAGTGTCGATGGCGGAGTAAATGATCCAACTGATATCAACAGCAGCGGCGAAGTCATGTTGGACATCTATTGCGTAGGAGCAGTAGCTCCAGCTGCTACCATAGCTATGTATTTTGCCCCGAACAGCTTCCAAGGTTTCATTGATTGCATCACAGCTGCTACAAATGACATGGTCAACAATCCCAGTGTGCTAAGCATTAGCTGGGGAACCACCGACAGCAACTGGTTCGGAAACAACACACAGTTTGATACTGCACTGCAGGCTGCCATAGTAAGGGGCATTACCACTTTCGTAGCAACTGGTGATTTTGGAGTCCGTGCTATAAATGGAGCTCCAACATATACTTTGCAATATCCTGGCTCCAGTCCATATGTCATAGGCGCAGGTGGTACCGTTGTTACAATCAACAATGACTATACTATAGCCAGTGAAGTAGCATGGGGCACTGCAGGCGGATCATATGCCGGCGGCGGAGGCGTAAGCACCATATACAGCGTGCCTACTTGGCAAACAGGATTGACCAGCAAGACCTATCCTACCCCGAGCAGCCCTGTTACTCTTACCGGGCGTAGCATTCCTGATGTCAGTGCCATGGCCACTGGATACACTTTCTATTATGGCATCACTAATGCTAGTGGAACGTTTTTAGGTACTAGTGCAGTGGCCCCATTGTTGGGTGGCATGATGGCTAGGCTCAACAGCATGACCAGCAGCCGCATAGGTTTTGTAAATCCAACATGGTATACGGCAAGTGCTACAGCATTCAATGACATCACAGTAGGTGATAATCACGGCGGCAATACAGTGGGCTATGTTGCTACTGCTGGCTGGGACGCCTGCACTGGTATTGGTAGTCCAATTGGTACCAGCATCTTAGCATTATATCAGACCCAATCTGGTATGACATATCCAAACTATCTGGTAGGTGCTCGACCTGCCACAGGACAAACCTACGCTCGACCAAACATACGCCAGGGATCCAGTACGACCACCATGGCAATTTCCATGGGCAATAGCAGTTCACCGTCTGCTGTTAGTTTTAGCAACACTATGAACAATCAAAATCCATTACAGAGCAGCCAACGCACTATCGTACCATTGAGCAAGACCTTCTGATATTCACGGCCTGCGTTTATCAGTCCCATCAAACTGAGATTGTTTCTTGCGCCAACGGCTCTTGGCTTCTGCCATAGCCCTGCGACGCTTGGCAGTGTTGGTTTCAAAGTTCTTGCGCTTGCGCAGCTCTTTGGCAATGCCTTCTGTGGCTACACGTTTCTTGAGTTGGCTCAACGCTTTATTGAGGTTGCCATTCCAGACCTGCACGGTGAGGCCTTTCTTGTTTGACCAACTTTCCCTGTCGCCAGACGTGTCTTTATAATCTCGTGCCATTAATTAATTATCCTAAATGGCATCATATCAGACGTTAGCAGCTTCGGGTACAGCTCTGTGCACCCGCATTGGTTCACTGCCATTGTTGACCATATCATCAGTGATGATGATCTTGCTAACACCATCTTTGCTCAGTTGGGGCAGATCAAATTGGCTCTTGAGCAGTAGATTTTCTATGATACCGCGCAAGCCACGTGCTCCTGTATTGCGAGCTTTTGCCTGCTGTGCTATCAGCCGCAGTGCAGATGTTTGTACTTCTAGATCAACTCCATCAACGCTAAACATCTTTTGATACTGTTTGATTATCGCGTTCTTGGGTTCGGTGAGTATGCGAACTAGATCATCCTCGTCGAGGTCTTTGAATGGTACTATCACAGGAATGCGACCAATCATCTCTGGGATGATTCCGAACGTGATGAGGTCTTCCTGTCTGGCTTGGCTGACCAACTCAAAGCTTTCAGAATCGTTTCTTTCTTGCTTGTTTAGCTTAGCACCAAATCCAATGCCGCCGCCAACATCTAGGCGTTTGGCTACGATGTCTTTCAATCCAACAAACGCACCACCAAGTATGAACAATATGTTCTTGGTGTTTACCATTATAAATTCGCCCTGTGGATTCTTGCGACCTCCAGCGGGCGGTACCTTGACCTCACAGCCTTCCAGTATCTTGAGCAAGCCCTGTTGCACACCTTCGCCGCTTACATCGCGTGTGATGCTGCTGCTTTCGCTCTTGCGGCTCTTCTTGTCGATCTCGTCTATATACACGATGCCGCGCTCGGTCTTGGCGATATCTTGGTCAGCAGCCTGATACAGTCTGGCTATGGTTTCTTCTACGTCCAAACCAACATAACCACTTTCGGTGATGCTCGTAGCATCGATGATCACCAACGGTATATCTAATAGCTTGGCTATCTGCTGTATCATATAGGTCTTGCCGCATCCGGTAGGACCAACAAACATCACGTTGCTCTTGTCTATCTCTACGCCGTCTATCACTGGATTGTTGATGCGCTTGATATGGTTGTAAACAGCCACGCTTAATACCATCTTAGCATGGTCTTGTCCTACCAAGCGATCATCAAGCCATGATTTTATCTTAGCGGGGGTTAGATCAGTCGTGTCTGGTCGCGCCTGGATCTTTTCTTCGCGCAGTATACCGTGGCACAGATCCACGCATTCATTGCAGATGTATACATCATTACCGCTTATTAGCTTGGTAACTTCACGCTGGTTTTTGCTGCAAAAGCTGCATGAAAACAAATGGTTAATCGTGTCCTTTGCCATGGTATTATCTCTGCTCTTTATTTAATGATTCAACGTGTTGATCAATTCGTGATTGATGGCGGTCGCGCATTTGATCAAACAATGCATCTATTGAACGGACAGTTTCGGGCTGCACAGGCATCTGATCATCTGACTGCGCCGGAGTTGGTAATCGATCTATGATTTCCCATTTAGAAACAGCATCATCTTCCGAATCTTCAATGACTGATGCCAGCTTATCTATATCTTCTTCAGCTATGTCATCAGCCACTACTGGTAATCTAACTGGAGTTTCTGGTTCGATAGCTAGTTTATCCTCCCAGGTAGGTTGATCAGTATCATCAGTAGAAATAGTTACCTTGTCATCGTTGGCATCGAAATTAATGGTATGATTCTGCGGCTCTGCTATCATTGGCTCGGGTATTATCTCTGTCTCGACAACGCTTTCCGCAGTTGGAGCAGCTATAGCAGCATTGAGTGCAGCCATCTCTGCACGCAGTCCCTCCACAGCTGCGATAAGCTCGTCCTTGCCGTCTATGGTCAGATTAACTGTCTGCGGCGCAGACACCTCGGATTCAGCTGTGGAAGCAACTGGCGGTAGATCAAAAACAGTTTCAATCACAGTCTCTGGTTCTTGTCTCTTTTGGTTCTTATTGCACTGCCATTGGGCGAGACCTTGGTTTGCTGCTATTAACATGAGAATAGCCAGTGGATCAAATACCACGATGATCAGCGTAATGATCCAGCGCACAGCATGCTCTAGCAGAGTCTGATCAACCGTATCACCATATAGGGCCTGTGCTATGTACTTGATTGGCCCAGTCTCTGCTTCCAGCTTGCGACCTTCAGTCTCCAGCTTGAACTTGTCTGCGTTCAGCAGTTCAATCTGTGCTTCTGCAGCTTTGATAGCATCGTTCTGTGCATCTATGTCAGCCTGCAGCTTGTCTGTGTCGCTGCCCTGGCCCAGCTTGTTGGTCAGCTGTTCTATGACAGCACGAGCCTGCTTGATCTCATCATCAACCTTGGCACGCAGCCTCGCTATCTCAGTCTTGGCAGCATCTGTCTGAGGATCAGGCGCCTGGCGCATGGCATCAATCTGCTTGAGCAACTCAGTCTTGGACTTGGCCAAACGAGTCCTATCAGCCTGTTGTTCCTGCTGGCGTGCCTGTGCTTGGCTGGTCTTCTTTTGATCGATCAAGCTCTTGACGATGTTGTCAAGGTTGGCCACCTGCCGGTCAATGTCATCGATCTGGCTCTGTGTGCTCTTGGCACGCAGTTCTATCTTGGCGTTGGCAGCATCTATGATCCGCTGCTGCTCGTCAATCTGTGGTTGCACACGCTTGTTGGCACTGTCTATGACCTTATTAGCGTCATCTATGCGAGTGTTAATAGCAGCATTGCCTGCTTCGTTGCCCTTGCCAGCGTTTGCTAGTTTCTGCTTGGCACGCTCAATTATCTGATTCTGTTGATCAATGCTCTGGGTTATATGTAACACCTTGGCCTGCTGTTCTGCGCCAGCAGCTGCCTGTTCAACATGTGCCTTGCTGAGGAATCCAAAGATGCCCAAGCTGGTGATGAACATCAACACCACCACCGCACCTGTGAGATAGCTCTTGAGAAGCCACGGAGTCTTGCGCCAGTTGTTATACAGCCAGCTTGCTGTGATTACCTTGCTGCTCTCCAGCGTGCCAGCCATGATCAGCACAGGGATGAATGCTGAACTGAAGATAGTAGTTAGACCAATGACTGAGTAATATCCTGCCACACCGCTGAGCGATATGGCAGCTATGAACATGAGTAAGGTGGTCAACATCGTCAGTGGCTCCTGTGACTGCTAATAAGTTTAGCTGATATCAGCAGGCTGTCAACTGTTACCAGCCGCCTTCTGGACCAGGTAGACCAAAACCAGGTGATATGGGATATACCCAGACGCTGCCACTGTTGGACAGCGTAGCTACGTTATCTAATGCCGGAGCCGTGATCTGTTGTACCACAACTTGGCTGGTGTTGTAGGCTACCACTGAGCTACCTGCTACGGCCACGTTGGGATTGTAGACGTTGCGATTGCTAGTGTATGGTAAAGCTAGCGCACGGCATATCAACCTCTTCAGTGCTTGCGCTCCCTTGAGCTCAACACCGTCGTCGCTGAGACCATCCGATGCCAATCCGCGAGTGTAAACCTGATCAATGTGCTCAACGCCCAGCACCCAGGTTAAACCTTCTGGTCCGCAGGTACCGTTGTTGCTGGTCCATGCAGCTTGACCATAGTAGGTTGGAGTGAGGTTGCTGCTGATCCAGCTAGCTACTGCATTCCAACGCATGTTGCCCTGCTCGTGCAGTATGGCCTTGTCATATGTCATCGCGCTGGCATATGCAGTACCAGCCGTGAATCCAAGCGCACCACTGGCACCAATAGTGTCGGTGCCAAACAGTATCGGAGCTTGGCTCTCGCTGTTGAGCTGTATGTATGCCCCAGCTTTGCGTGCCAACACGTTGGTACTACCTGTGAAGTTGTTGATGGTGCTAACTGCACCTGCAGCATTCAATCCACCGCCTGTGGTGAAGGTAATAGTGGTTCCGTTCAGCGTGATGGTTGAACCATTGACCAATGTGTTGAAGCTGCTGCCGTAGATGGCGTTGGGCAGCGTGACGCTGCCCACTGGCAAGCCCAGCACGCCCAGCGGAGTACCAACGGTGTTGCTCAGCGTGATAGCTGTCTGCACGCTAGGATAAGCACAGGTCAGGGATATGTATGGTACATAATAATCATCTGCGCCGCCGTTGCCCCAGAAGCGCCAGAAGTTGGCAATCACACCGGTCCATGGGCTAGCTGCGTTTACTAATGCACACAATTCCTGCAGCGTTATATTACGTCCAGCTATGGGGTTGTAGAACGGTCCTATGTCATAGCCGTTGATGTTCATCACGTCGTCGCCGCTACCCGTGTAGACGCCGCTGGGGTTCGCAGCATCCCAAGCAGCGTCATTGGTGCTGGTCACTGCGATCATGTTGAAGTAGTTGAGGCTGTTGAAAGGATCTATAGGACCACCATTGTCTTGGTATCCCTCGAACCCTATCTGATAATACTGTGTAACAGGTTGAAAATTCTGACCCATGTGGTTTGCTCCAGGCTATGCTAGGATATTTAGCCAAGACGACCCGGATACATACCAATCATTCTATGTACATAGCAGTGTTGCCGTCGTGCTCGCTGCATTCGACGCTGCGGATGGTCACGCGAGTCAGCAAGCCTTGGTCAGTCATCCACTGCTTGGCAAACGCAAACACAGATTCTGCAAATTTCTCGCAGCTGGTCATGGGCATGATGCGCAGATCACAGGCACCTGTCTCAGCCAACATTTGGAAAGTGCTGAGCATTGGGTCATCTTCTGCCACGATAGTGGTCCGGCCAAACTGGCTTTTAATGTATGCTGTGATTGGATCGAGCAGGCTGAAATCCATGGTCCATCCGTGGTCATCAACGTGATGACATTCAAATACCAGCTTGAAACTAAGCATAGCTCCGTGGAGTTTGCTGTCAGCTCCGGCACGCCATTGGCGATAACAGCAGCTGAGTCCCTCTGCATGCGTGTAGGTCTTGGTTGATATGTATAGGGCCATGATTGATCTCCAACTCTAATTATGCATGCTCACAGAGGTTCATCAAACTGTCATGCAATAGGACATAAGTATTGCTGCACTGCAAGGTAGACCATTGTGCAATGCATGGCTGAACCATTGTGCAGTGCCGTAAATATGCATATAATATGGTTAGCATGTTTATCGTGCACCAACACACACATTAGGAGAGACTACAATGATCAAGTGGATCAACAAGCTGGTTGGCAAGAAAGTCGTTAGCCAAAAACAGGGTCGCAAGCTGACCCCAGAAGAGCGCTACATCATGAACCGCAATCCGCAGACCATACTAGACGTTGAAAACTTCAGCCGTGAATTTGAGCGTCTTAGCTGGAATGAGCGCAAGCCATTCATGTCTGGTTACTGAGGAGAACACAAAATGTGGCCTTACACAGTAGATGAACTCGAGATAATAAACAAAGGTTCCAAGTAAATTATTAGGCTAGGACCAGACTCTTCTGGTGCCCTACTCTTATATTTGGATCGACCCAGATCTGCTCACCCATCTCGGCTGCTGACCAACAGAAACCAACGTCTTCCGCTGTGAACTCCAGGAAATTGCCCTGGTCAACCCAGCGGGGGCGGAACCACGGATACTCCAAGCGTTCCATCACTCCCCTAGCAACTGCCATGAAACCAAAACCTGCATAGCTCACAGTAAACGGTTCAGTGCGCGATCGCATCTCAGCCCGATTGATGAACTTGAACGTGCCTTGCTCCAGCAACTTATTGTAATCCAGCGTTTCGACTATGGGGAACTCTTCGGCATTGGCCATGAGATAACAACCACTCACTATGGGTTTACCCAGCTGCAGAAGCTTGAGCACGTCAGCAGCCTTCCAAACCATGTCGCTGTCAATCCACACTTGATAGTCATAATCCACAGAGCCACCAAAGGGTTTTTGGCCACGACCATCCACGTTGTTACCACCCAGCACCCTGTTGCGAGCATAGTAGACAACAGGATCATAGGCCATGCTCATGGCCCACTCTATGCCGTTCTGTCCCAGCGTGGTTATGGTGTCAGTCCAGCTACGCACCCATTGGTCGCTGAACTCTCGTCCTGGTAAGCAGAAGATCACTCTCAT